TCATGATCTGCGCCGGTCAGGCGCCAGAACCGCCGGGGTGGTAGCGCTCGGGCCGGGGGATGGAGACGACGGAGGCGGCGCGTCGTCCCTCCTGCAGACCCGCGCGTACGGGTCATAGTCAGGCGTCTGCCACGAGTAGCCGTCGGGGCAGGTCTGGCCTGGCTGCCCGTCTTTACCGTCGGTCCCGTCGCGGCCGTCGGTCCCGTCCTTGCCATCCCTCCCCGGCGGACCGGCGGGCCCCGCCACGGTGGAGGCTGGCCCCGGCACGGTGGAGTTCGCGCCGGGCTGGCCAGCGGCCCCGTCCTTGCCGTTGCTCCCGTTCTTCCCCGGCGAACCGGTCACAGCCGGTCCCGGAGGACCTTGCGGGCCGCGGGGGCCCGGGATGGGAACGGGCACCTTTGCCCGGTCGGGCAACCCCCGTACCGCCTGCGCCGGGTCCGGCGCGACCGGCGTTTTCCCCTCACCCCGGACCTGCGTGCGCAGGCGCCGCACGTCCGTAGCGAGGGTGGTCACCGCGCTGCCGCGCCGGTCGGCCTCGGCCGCAAGCTGGTCGGCGCGGGCCGCCTCGGCGGAGATTCGAGCCCAGATGATGAGGACAGCACCAGCGAGCGCGACAAGGGTGCACACGAGCAGCGCGCTACGCCAGCGGCGGGCAAGGGCGTGCTCGGCGCGGGTCACGGTTGGCCTCCAAGTTCGATGACGAGTGCGCGCAGCCGGATCAACTCGGCCTGATCAGCGGCGCGCAGCGAGTGAGATTCGGTGAGCTGCAGGCGGAGCGCGTCCCGCTCCTCCTGTAGGTCTTGCGTGAGCGAGCTGTAGCCGGTGAGGGCGGTTTCGCCCCTCTTGCCGAGGAACGCCACCACCGCGCCGGCTACCGCGCCCGCGCCAACGAGCAAGCTGCCGAGGGCGGTGGCGTCCAAGGGGCGTTCTCCTGTTCAGGCAGCGTCAGACGCTCTGGGGGCCGGACGGCTGGGTGACCGGCGCCTGCGGACTGGACGGAGAGACCTGCACGCGAGCGAGCAGCGTCAGCCCAGCCAGGACGAGGGTGTTGACAGCGCCAATCGTCGACTGCGACACCTCGTAGCCGTACGTCGCCACCAGCACGGCGCCGGCGGCCACGACCGCGGTGAACGCCTGCGGCGCGACCGGCCGGGTCATGGCCGCGGCCACCGCACCGAGGATTGCGGTCACGATGCCGACGATGGCGCCGGCCTGCTCCGCCGTCAGGTCCGTGAAACCGAGGCTGACGAGCAGGCCGAGTGCGGCGGACAGAGTGTTGAGAACCACCACGGGCTCTCGACGGAAAATACGCATGGGAGTTCCGTTCTTTGAGAGGGGAGTTCTTCGCGGCGCCGCGAAAACCACTGGTCGCGCTGCTTTCGGAGCGTCCCGCAGCCTGAGTCAGGGGGTGACGGTGAAGCCATGTGCCTTGCCGAGCCGCGTCAGGCTGGTCAGCCCGGGGATGCCGTTCGCGTCGGTGCCGCTGTACCCGTACCGGCGTTGAAGCGCCCCGTACGCGGACACGGTCCGGGTCCCAAACGAACCGTCTACGTACGCCTTGGACAGCAGCCCTTCATCCGCGAGCGCGCGCTCGACGAGCAACACCTCGTCCTTGTAAGTCGTGTGGCCCTGCGGAGCCGAAGGGTCCCTTCGGGCCGCAGCGATGATGTGGGCAAGGCTCACCTTGCGGGCTGGCTTGTCGCCGACCAGCACCTTGGCGCGGGCCATGATGTCGGCGCGCTGCTTCTTCCGCAGGTCGCCAGGGCAGCCGGTGTGTCCGCCCCACGCGGCGCCGCCAGCACCGTGCCAGGTGAGACCGTGAGCGATGGTCGAGTCGACAACAACGAGGGGCCAGCCGAACGTCTTGTGGCCCCAGGCGTAGATCTTGGCGACGCCCTCCACCTGCGCAGCGGTCAGGGCCTCCGACGGTTCCCCTTCGGTCTCCACCGACGCGTAATAGGGGTTCCCGGCCGCCTGGGCCCAGGCGTAGTCCACGCCTGTGTCCACGTACTGCTCGATGGTGCCGGTCTTGCTCACCCAGAAATCGCTGCTGGCTTGGGAGTCCGTGCGGTCGAACCAGCCGAACGGGCTGTTGTCCCCGGCCTGGACGTGCAGCACCAGGCCGCGGTGTTCCTTCGTGCCGTTCTTGTGGACGTTGATGACGGGGCGCCAGGTGGCGCCGGGCATACGGGGCATGGTTTCCCCTCCTTCTGGTGCGGTTTGTGCGGGCTAGAGACCCTTGGCGGTACGCCAGGCGTCGAACGTGGCCACGAGGGCGCGGTCGACGTCTGTGGGCGTGGGTGTCGGGGTAGGGGTGGGCGCCGGGCTGGAGAGCGGCACGAAGAGCGTGGCGTCGCCGTCTTCGTCGAGGAGGCGGCCAAGGTCGTCGAAGCTGAAGGTGAAACAGCCGTCGGCGCCCCACTCGGTGCCCCAGCTGTTGCGGGCCAGAACGGTCTTGGCGGATGCGTCGATGCCGTACAGAAGGAACTCGTGGCCGCCGCGGACCGATCCGGTGGCCTTGACGAGCCCTGCGGTGTTCGGCGTATCGAACCCCTCGTACCAGTTCACGCCGACGATCAGCGGCGCCGCGGTGAGGGCTTTGAGCGCGGAGTCGAGTGAAAGGGCGTGCTGGTAGCCGGAGATCAGACCGGCCTTCTGCACCGCCTTGGCGACTGCCAGGCCGGTGGATCCGGTGTCGGTGGGCGGGTAAACGCCCTGAATGCTGTCCAGTCGGGTGGCCGCGGCATAGAGGGCGACGGCCTGGCGCTCGTCGGCGGTGGCGTCACCGGTCGGCCGGGCGGTTACGGTGCTGGGGATGGCGTCGTACAACGGGTCCGAGCCGGTGAGTGCCTCGGCCGCGTTGCCCGTGCAGGAGCCGACGTTGCCCTGGTCGAGCACCGGGATACGCACGGCGTGGGTGGCTGAGGTGTACGCGCTGGGCAGCAGGTCCTCGGACAGGGCATAGGCGCGAGAGCGCGGGTCGTGCTCGACGTGGCGGCCCAGCCGGCCGCCGTGATGGCTGGGGTGCTCGTCAATGAAGCGGGTCAACGGTGCCTCCGGGCATAAAAAATGCCCCGTATCGGGGCAGGCGCAGATGGGACGGGTCAGTCGAGCGGCACATCGTCGCTGTGCAGCGTCGTGGCCGTGATCCGGACCGAGACGCCCTCAGCGGCGAAAAGGCCCGCCAGGGCCTGGACGACTGCGGCTTCATCCTCGAAGCCGGCCAGGCCACCGCCCGCACCGATCTCGACGCGGGCCTCGAGATAGACGCCGGACTCATCGCCACCGCTGGCGGACACGCTGTAACAGGGGTAGGTGGGCTGCATGGTGTCTCCTAAGCGAGGCGCTTGACGCGCATGTATGAGCCGGCGGCGAGCTTGGACGCGCTGGCGTTGCTGGTGGCCTGAGCCCACTGCAGCGCGCAGGTACCGGCGCTGGTCGTGGTGATGACGCTCTCCTCCATGGCGAAACACTGGTTCCCGGTGTCGTCGCGGGTGCCGTAGATGCAGGTGGTGCTGTAGGCGTGGACGCCCCACCTGCTGGCGCCGCCACTGGAGGTGACGGAAAGGATCGCGCCCTGGTCAGGGCCGACGGCAGACCGGACGCCGGTCGCTCCCGAGGGGACCGCCCACATGGTCTTGAAGCGGCCGGCGTCGGTGGCCGCGTAGTGCATGAAGAACTCCACCCGGTACACGGCGTTGGCGGCCAGGCTCACCGTCAGATCGGGGTCGGCCGCGAACGTGGTGGTGGACGCGCGGGAGGTATCCGCGGTCTTGTACGCCTCGAGGGGCAGCTGGCCGTAGATGTAGTTGATGGGGTTGTAGACCTGCGAGTTCCACCAGGCGTCGGAGGCGGAGAAGCCGACGACAGCCGGGGTGATGCTGGGTGCGGCCATTGCGGCCTCCGTTCAGTAGCCGATAAGGGGGCTGGTCCCGCCGAATTTGGCGGCGCCGTCGTAGCACGTGGGGTAGGTGGCGCCGGGCGGGACTGTGGCCGTGCCCGGCTTCGGGGAACAGATCAGGTCCCCTGCGGCGTGGGCCTTCGTCGTTGCGGACGTGAGCGTCAGCTGCACGGTGGTGTAGCCGGCCGTGACCGTCTGGACGGAGGCCACGGTGACCGTCTCGGCGTTGGCGGTGCCGTACCCGAGGGTCATGGTGAAACCGGCCGGGATGACGTACTGCGCGGCGATGACGCTGTTCCCGGAGATGGGCCCGACGGTCAGGACGGTGGCGCCGGCGCTCGGCGACGTGCTCAGGGCCGCCCAGGCCGCCGACACAATCCAGTACGTGTACTGGCTCGCCGGGGACATCTGCATGTGGACCTGCAGTTGGTCGTCTTCCGAGCCGGACCATTCGATCTGCTCGACGAAGCAGTCCAGTTGCTTAGCGGGCGCCAGGGTGGGGCGGCGCATGACGCGCACCAGGGTGCCGAAGCCGAGGGCGGCGACCGTGGGGATCCTGCCGGGGGCGCTGCCCAGCTCGACGGTGAGGCCGTTGAGGCGGGTGTGGGGGTCCTTGTACTGGCTGAGCAGGTACTCGGCGATGCTAAGGCCCGTGGTGACGCTCACCGAGTTGATGCTGCGGGTCATGGACTGCGGGAAGTACGCGGACTGGCTGGAGGTGTCGGTGGCGCGCTGCAGGGTGTTGCTGTCCGTCGCGTCGAGAGCGCCCTCGACGGTGACTTGCACGTCGTTGAAGAGCCGCGCGGGGTCCTGCGCGAAGGTCACATCGTCCTGGTAAGGGATCTCGCCTGCGGTGGCGTTCTCCCCGAAGACGGCCTGGGGGACGCTCTGGATCCAGCGCCACAGGTGCCCGTACAGGGTCGGGGTGCCGTAGCGGTCCATGACGAACTGCCCGCCCTCGGTGTCCGCGGCCTGCTGGATGGCGTCCAGCGCGGTGCGGCCGTTCAGCACGGTGCCGCCGAGAGTGCCCGAAGATCCGTAGTACGCGCCGCCGGGCAACTGCGACCCGGGATGGAACTGGGCCAGAGCCAGCAGACGGTCGATGCGCGACGAAATGGAGTCCTGCGCCCATCCGTTGGCAAAGCCGCGGGTGAGAACGCCGAGGTAGACCGGATCCAGTTCGGTGTTCCACTGGGCGTACCACGCGAAGTCGCCGTTGAAGGGCTGTGTGTTCTCGCCAGACCCGTTGGTGGTGAGCAGCGTCCCCACGGCCTCGATGGTGTACGTCGAGGAGCCCATGCTGCTGGTGTTGGTCTGGCTCGTGAACGCTCCGTCGACGACCAGCCGCACCGTCTTGCCGTCGGCGGAGAGGCTGACGGCGGCGCAGTGCCAGTTTCCGTCGCAGACCTGCGTCGGGCAGGTGAAGTAGGCGCTGCTGGCGCCGGAAGAGTTCTGGATGCGTACGGTGGCCTTGCCGCTGGAGTAGATGCCCAGGAACACGCCGGACTGGTCACCGGTGCCGGACAGGAACCCGGGGGCGGTGGCGCCCCAGAGAACGGCCTGGGTGAAGCGGCCGCCGGTGCCGGGTGTCGCGGTGGTGCGAAAACAGATCAGCCGTGTCCAGCCGGTGGCCGGCAGGGTCAGCCGGTCGACTCCGTCCCACGGCTGCAGATACGTCGCGCCCGCCGAGTTGCCCAGGGCGCTCGCCTGGTTGGACAGCAGCGTGGTCACCGGGCCGTCCACGTTCCACAGCTTGCCCTGATCGGTGGTGGACGTGATCGATGTGCCGTAGGCGATGTTCGCGCCGACGACGTCCAGGCCCGCGCCGGTGGCGGCCGTGCCCGCGATCGGCAGGAACGCGGTTCCCCCGTTGATGATGGGGCTGGTGCCGGGGGTGGCCAGGTCGTAGACGTACTGGCTGGCGGGGGTGACGCTCGCCAGGTACTGCGGCATGACCTCTTGCAGCGTCAGTTGCGACAGCGGCGCCATGCCGTCCACGCCGGCCACCTCGACCAGGCCGTACTTGCCGCCCCGCTCGTAGCGCTGCACCCAGCTCTCGGCGAACCCCTGCCAGATCTGGAACCAGTCGCCTGCGCCTGTCCAGGCAGTGGCGGCCGGGCCCTGTTCGAGCTGCCAGCCGGTGGCCCGCACGGTCGTCGCCGCCGTGGTCGCCGCCGTCGTCGCCACGGAGATGATGGCGAACTCGGCGCCGGCCGGGACGGTGCCGGCCGCGGTCAGGCGGCCGCTCCAGGTGGTGGTGATGGCGGTGTTGACGCCGGTGGTGGTCGACAGGAGCGTCCCGGTCAGGTCGTACCAGCCGATGCGCAGTTGCATGCTCAGGGAGGACATGCCGCCCGGGGCGAGCTGCAGCTCGACGCTGGCCGCGTACGGGGCACCCGGGGTGACGGTGGTGCCCTCACAGTCGTTCGTTGTCCAGGACTGCGCGGCGCCGGAGAGGCCGTAGACGGCGCCGGACGCCGTCGAGTTCGGCAGGGCCCAGGTGCCTGCCGTGGTGAGCCCGGAGGGCGACGCCGACAGGCCCGTGGCGACGTCGATGGTGCCGGCGCTCGCCGCCATGGCCGTGGTCTGGGTGCCGTTCGCCACCCAGTAGTACAGGAGGTTGCGGGTGGCGGCGGTCTGCAGGACCAGGCGCAGGCGGCGGTAGGGCAGCACGTAGGGGTAGAAGGGGCTGGCCGTGTTGTCCGGGTCGAACGCCCCGTCGAGGTTGTCGAGGACGAACGACGCGGTTCCGGACTGGACGCTGTCCGTCTCGTACTGCCGGCCGCTGGGCGCGGCCTTCCAGCTGCCGCGGATCCGCTTGGTCAGCGTGTACCAGTGGTTGCTGGCCGCAGCGTTGCCGCCGGACGTCCAGGCGACCTGCAGCAGCAGGCGCGGCCATGAGGCGATCAGGGGGCCGTCGGCAACGGGGAACCCGGTGGGCACGGTCACAGACGGCCTCCGATCGGTAAGGGTCAGCCGCGGGCCAGGTCCAGGCCGTTGGTGAGGTTGCGGCGGCGGTGCTTCAGCGTGCCGCGCTGGACCTGGCGCAGCAGTACGTCACGGTCGAGCTGGACGACCGTGGTGACCTCGACCATCTGGTCCCCCGCCGTGCCGTCGGCTCCCGGGCGCCAGGCCCGGGCGGGCAGCCGGGGGACCTGCGGTATGGCCGCCCCGGCGACGGCGCCGGCCATGGCCGCGGCCGCGGTGACCGCATGGTGGGTGCCGGACTCGATGCCCTGCGCCATGCCCTGGGCGGTGTAGTCGCCCAGCTCGGCCATCACGGTGGACGGCGAGTGGATGCCCAGGCTGCGGCGGATCGCCGTCTTCATGCTGTTGGCGATGCGCACCATCTGCTTGTCGATGGCCTTCTGCTGCGACTGCAGGCCCTTGATCAGGCCCTTCGCCGAGTCGATGCCCGACTTGTACATGCTGTCGGCGACGGCGGAGCCGACCGAGCCGGCCGCGGACTTCGCGGACTTCTGTAGCTTGTTGATGTCGGAGATCTGCGCCCGGCTGGCCTTCGAGAGGGCTGCGGCGGTCGCGCCGCCCTGATCGACGCCGGCCGATGCGATCTGCTGCACCAGCTCGGTGGAGAGGCCCTTCTTGCGGAGGGTCTGCAGCTCGGCGGCGAACTTCCGGGCCTTGGCGACCTGCTCGCGCATGTTCGCCACGACGTCCTGACTGGTCAGCTGCACGCTGCCCTCGGGCAGCGCGGTCACCACGCTGACGTTCTCCATCACGGACTTGGCGATGTCGTTGCGGGTCTTCGTCCAGTCCTTCTGCAGGTCAGCCAGCCGCTTGTGGGCGGCCTTCAGGCGCGATGCGACGTTCGCCCGCTGGGCGGCGAGCCGGTTGAGGGCCCGCCCGTCCCGGGCCACCAGGTTCTGCAGGCTCCGGTGGCTGCGGGAGCCGAACTCCCGGTACAGCATCTGGGAGATGCGGATGCTGGCCGAGCGGACCCGGGCGGCGGATCCTGTCAGGCCCTGCACCAGCCCGGCGTTGATGTACGCGCCGATCTCCGCGAACTTCCGCGAGGGCGAGTGGATGCCCAGGAAGTCCTTCGCCGACTGCAGGGCGTTGTTCGCCAGGTTCTTCAGGGAGGAGAACAGGGAGCCGGCCGCGTTGGACACGCCGTGGACGATGCCCATCACGATGTTCCGACCCACTGACAGGAAGCTCGACCCGATGTCCTTGACGGCGTTCCACGCGTTGTGCAGGCCGCGCGAGATCGTCGAGGCGATGTTGCTGATGGTGCCGGAGATCGTGTGCCAGGCCGACATGATCGGGTTGATCATCCCGGCCTTGATTCCGGCCCAGATGAACGCGGCGGTGGCCTTGATGAGGTTCCACTGCTGGGTGAGCCACCCCTTGATCGTCGTCCAGACGCTCACCAGGCCCTTCCATGCGGCCTTCATCGGGTTGACGATGACCGTCTTGATGACGCCCCACACGGCGCCCGCGGCAACCTTGATGCCGTTCCAGATGGCGATGAAGAACGCCTTGATGCCATTCCAGACGGTCTTGGCGGTGTTCGTGATCTGGGTGTGGAAGTGGTTCCAGATGCTGATGACCAGCGCGATCGGCGGAGCGAAGATAGCCAGCAGCAGCGGCCACCACTTCATGAAGAAGCCCTTGATGCCGTTCCACACGTTGGTGGTGATGCTCTTCAGCCAGTTCCAGCCCGCCACGATCGGCGCGGTCACCGTGTGCCAGGCGGTGGCGAAGAAGTTACCGATGGCGCGCCAGGCGGTACTGATGGCGTTGGTGATCAAGTGCCAGATGTTTTTGGTGCCGTCGGCGACCCAGTGCCAGGCGGCGACCACCGCGTGGCCCACGGCGGCCGCCACCGTCTTGATGACGCCCCACACCTGCTTCCAGTGCGTCACGAGCAGCACGATCACGGCGATCAACGCCATGACGCCCACCACGATCCACGTGACGGGGTTGACCGCGGCGGCGGCCGCCATGCTGTAGAGGCCGGCGGTCAGGGCTGCGATGGCGAAGACCAGGACGCCGCCGATGATGACCGCTGCGGCCTTTGCGGCCCCGGAGTGCTTCGCGATCCAGGATGTGGCCTGCGCAACCACTCCGACGATCTTCTGCGCCACGGGCATGAGCTGCTGCCCGATCTGGATGCCCAGAGACTCCACCGACGCCTTGGCCTCGGCCATCTTCTGGTTGAAGTTGTGCTGGACGTCCGCCCAGCCCTCGATCGACTTGCCGCCGGCTTTGACGTGCTCGGCGATGCCCTCGGTGTTGCGCTTGAAGTCGGCCATGTGCGGGCCGGTCAGCTGCAGCGCGGCCTGCATGCTCTTGGTGCCGCCGACCATCGTGGCCAGCGCACCGATGTAGGTCTGCTGGCTCGGCGAGAGGTTCGCCAACTCCTTCTGAAAGGCCGTGGTGTTGTGGGCGGCCTTCTGCAGGTGCCCGATCAGCACCGTCCCGGCCGGGCCCATCTTCCGCTGGATGGCGTCCGTCAGCATCGTCAGCGTGCTGGCGAGGCCGTTCTTCCCGAGGTTCTGGCCGACTTTCACCGCCGAAAGGCCCAGATCTTGCATCTCCCGCGCGGCCTTGCCGGACGGGTTCGACAACTGGCCGATGGTCTGCCGCAGATACGTGGCAGCGACCGCGGCCGGGGTGCCCTGGGCCGTCATAGTGGCCATCGCGCCGAGCACTTCGTTGAGCTTGACGTGCGCGGCCGCCGACACCGGCAGAATCGACGACATCGACCCCGCGAGGGCTTCGAGGTTCGTCTTGCCCTCGGCCTCCGTGGCGATCAGCGCGTTCGTGACGGAAGTCGCCGACCCGGCGCCGCTCTTGTAGGCGTTCATCGCGGTGGTGACCGCGTCCGTGGTCGTTTTCAGGTCGGCGGCACCGACCTTGGCGCCCATCGCCGACGCCCTGAGTACCTTCAGCGCGTCCGAACCGTGATAGCCCGCGGACTCCACCATGTAGAGGCCGGCGGTGAGTTCCTCGGTGGACTGGCCGACCTGCCCCGCCATGGACAGGACGCCCTGGCCGACCATCTTCATGTTGGCCGCGGCCTCACCGGCGCCGGTACGCACACGGGTCATCTGGACCTGGAAATCGCCGGCCATCTTCACCGTGTGGACGGCGACAGCCGCGGCCGCGATGCCGATACCGGCGATGGCCGCCTTGCCGAGCATGCCGGTCTTGCGGAACGCGCCCGCCCCGGAGGCGTCGGCGGCCGCCATCTCCGCCTTGACGTCCGCCATCGCGGTCTTGACGCCCTTGGAGTGGCCCAGGAACTCGATGAACACCGGGGGAAGAGCACCCATGAGGGAGTCACCTCCCTCACACGGTCTTCAGCTATTTCGTGGCACGTCCCCAGGACGCTTGCCAGACGGCGGCCATCTTCGGCTCGGCCTTGCGGATCCCGGGCCGGACGTAGGGGTACTTGCCTTCGGTGCGCTTCTTGTAGAGGTTGCGGACCCCGCCGCCGACGCCGACGCCGCCCTGGAACCCGCCGCCGGGAATCGGCTTGGGCTTTCGGACACCACCCACCCCCTTGATCAGCTTTCCGGTCAGCCGGCCGGGGCCCCCGCCTTTGGTGGTGTGGTGCGGGGACAGGCCCAGGCGCACGGTGTCGCCGGTCCGGGCGGACTTACCGCGGTGATCCCAGCGCGGCCGCCCCCGCATCCCCGACCGGATCGACCGCTTGGCCAGGTTCTGGGTGGATCTCAGGGCCTTGATGGTGGCCAGGTCGATGCGGCGGTCCATCGCGACGACCGCCGTGCGCGCCTCCTTCGTGCCGCGGACGATGACGGTGATCCCCTCACCCACGGGCGGCCTCCTCCTGTGCGTTGGCCTTGGCCTGCTGTACGGCCCCGTCGACGGCCAGGACCCAGTCGAGCTGTTCGGCCGGCAGGTCCATCCAGGAGTCGGGCGGGCCGACGACCTGACACAGCTGCCAGAAGCGGTACGCCTCCATCGGCAACTGTTCGGCCGGGTAGTCGAATTTGCCCTCCAGTACCGCCCTCAGACGGTAGAGGGCCCGGTAGGGGAAGCCGGATCCGTGGACGGCGCGAAGTCGGGCCCGGCCTGCAGCCCGTCCTCGGCACACAGTTCCTTCAGCGCGTCGTAGGCGCCGCCGGGCAGGTCCAGCAACGCGTCCGCCGTCACCTCGGGCCCGAAGGACCAGCCCGCGACGCGGGAAAGGATCAGACGGTCGCTGAGATCGTCCATGAGCGCGAGGGATTCCTCACCGATGGCGGTGGCCATGTCCGCGGCCTCCGTCTCGTCGATGTCGGCCATGGACGCTACGCCGTCCGCCTTGGCCTTGGCGACGACGCCAGCGAACGCCGGATCGCGGGCCAGCTTCATCTGGATGGCCTTGATGGGCCGGCGCAGCCGCTCGGAGACGTCCGCGGTGTCGCGCAGGTCGGCCCAGGCGTCGCCGGGCAGCTGGTGTCGCGTGATGGTCACTTGTACGTCCCAGAGGTGATGGCGTTGGTCAGGGTGGCCTTGATGGGGCTGTAGCCGTTGGAGGCACCCACGTCGCTGGTGTTGGCGATCGCGCGGAAGGTGACGGGCAGCTCGATGTAGTCCTTGCCGTAGTTCGGCGACCCCTCGGTGAACGCCACCTGCGAGCAGTGCAGCGTCAGGCCGTTCGCCGCGGCGCCAGCGCCCTGCGAATACAGGCAGTCGAAGGACTGGACGGTGCCGGCCTGGAACGCGGTGCGCTGGGTCGTGGACTCCATGACCAGCGTCAGCTTGCCTTCGACGCCCACATCCCCGGACCAGATGCGGTACGGGTTCTGGGTGCCTGCGGCGCCCCTGATCTCAGTGACGTCGCGCTTGATGGTCAGCTCGCCGTCCTGCACGAAGATGTTCGACCCGCCGAGCTTGTTGGTGATCGACCAGTTCGCGACCGGCGCCACCGCGGTGAACGAGGGGGTGGGCGTGGTCGTGGTGGAGTAGCCCCAGCTCTTGGCCTTCGCCGACCACTCCAGCAGGCCGTCAGCGTTCCACTTGAAGCCCAGCTCGGAGAACTGGGCGCCCGGGTACTGCCAGGTCCCCAGTGGGTCGGCGATCGTCCACGTCTGGCTGGGCGGCTGGGTGTCGCCGGTGCACAGCGTTGAGAACACCGTGGTGTACGGCGCGGACGCGCCGGTGACGGTCAGGTCCGGGAGCACGGATGTCAGGAGCCAGCCGATCGTGTCGGCGTACACGTCGCCGCCGATGTCCAGCTCGGCGCCCTTTTGCCCCGGCAGCAGCCCGAACACGTCCACCGGCGCGCCGCGCTGGCCGGTGTCCTCGATCAGGTTGATGTCGTCCTTCGGCGTCAGGGTCTTCCACGGCACCCACGCGGTAGGCGCAACGGCAGTACCAGGCGTGACCTCCTTGGCCACGCCCAGTGCTGCGAGATGGCTGGGCTTAGGCATCGCTGCCGCCCTCCTTCCCCGGCCGGTCGCCGGTCTTCTTGGTGGCGGCCTTGGCGGTCTCCCACAGGCCATCGCCCGGGTTGCGTTCCAGGTCGTAGGTTTCGCCGGTCTCCGGCGTCAGGCCCAGCTGCGGGTAATAGCGGCCCGCCTCGCCGGTGTAGGTGTAGCGCTGCACGGTGTCCTCACAAGGTCTTGAGACAGTCGATGCCCAGGTCAATGACGACGTGGCGGCCCTTGTGCTCGTCGTCCCAGCCCGCGGTGTGCGAGGCCGTTGACGGGCGTGCCCGGTCGACCGCGCCGCCCAGGGAGGGGTCGGAGCGCACGACGGCCACGACCAGGTCCACCAGCTGCCGGGCCCGCAGGAACGTGCCGGCCGGGTCGTCGCCGCCGCGGTAGACATCGACCGTGACGGTCACGGTGTAGTCCTCGCGCAGCCAGCCCGGGCCGCCGGAGCCGACGACCGATTCGGGGCTGTAGGTCTGCTGCACCTCGCCGACGCACACGATCTCGTCGGGCTCGTACGGACCTGGCACGTCCAGGCACACCAGAGCCCCGGAGGACTCCGGGACCTGCGCCTGCAGGCTGGCCAGGAGCCAGGCGCGCGCGGCCGGGATACTGGAAGCGGGGATGTCCCCGAGGGGGGTGCTCATGCGATCCCCGGCGGACGGCGGCTGGGCTGCCACAACTCCATGACCCGCGCGGGAAGGGCGAAGCCCGTAGGCACGCCGCCTCCCTCGCTGTCGAGGCCAGCCCCGCCGAAGCGGGGCCGGCCGCCCTGCTGGGTGAGCTGCCACAGGTGCCGGATCAACTCCAGCGCGCCCAGCCGCACGGACGGCGAGACCGTGCCAGCCCCTGCTGCGTACGCCACCAGGACGTTCTTGGAGCCGTCGGCGAAGCAGACCGCCCCGCCCGTGGCGCGGCGGGTGATCTGCCCGCGGTCCAGATCCACGGTGTAGCCGTAGGCATCGGTGGAGGCGCCGAGTGGCTGCTCGGTGAGCGGGAAGGTGGTGGCGCCGACGTACTCGGTGACCGAGTGCACGGCGGCGACCGGCTGCCAGTCCAGGGAGATGACCGCTGTGCCCCCGTCGTGCCACTCGATGTGCTCCTCGGGCGTGAGGGGGCCGACCACGTCCCGCGCGAGATCGCCGGCCGCCGCGATGAACCCCGCCAGCTCAGCATCTTGCGTGGTGTTGCCGTCTGGGATGTTCAGGTGCGCTTTCACGCTGGCCAGGTCGACGATCGGCATGGCGTCAGCCGGTCTTGTTCGGCGCGGCGGCGGCCTTCGCGGTGCGCCGTCCGTCCGGTGCGCTCTCCCCGTTGGGCCGGGTGCTCTTCCCGTCGCCGACCACCTCATCCAGGCGTCGCCCGGTGCGGCGGATGTCCTCGGCCGTCGAGGTCGGCACACGGCTGCCGTCCTCCAGTTCGATGGTGGCCGGGTCGACCAGCCCGCGCAGTTCGGCGACCGCCTCGCGCACATCGTCGGCCATGGCCGACAGCTCGCCGCGGATGTCCGCGGCCAGCTTCTCGTCGATCTCCTTGACCTGGTCGTACTTGTCCAGCAGGCCCTTGGCGATGTTGATCGGGTTCATCGGTGCCCTCCTGGGCGGTAAGAAGGGGCGGCGGCCGGGCGGCGGCCGCCGTGACGGCTCAGAACGCGGGGGTGATCGAGCCCGTGCCGGTGACGGACGCGATCGATGCCGGGTAGCGGCCGGCCTGGAACGAGGCGTAGTTGTACAGCCGCACGAACAGGCTGAGGTTCTGGGCGTAGGTCTGCTCGAACGCCTCCGCCCTGACCGACCCCTCCCACAGGTACACATCGGACATCCGGGCCACGACGGTGACGTCCTGGTTGGTGCCCGCGCCGACGTTGGTGGGCAGGTTGGCGTCGGTGAACACCGGCAGGCCGAGCATCTCGCCGACGTGTCCCTGCGCCGCGAGAGCGCCGGGAGAGCCCGCCGCGTTCATCGGGCCCTGCGCACTCGGAACGACCATCGGCCGGTTGGCCGAGTCGGACTGTGCCAGCGCCCACGCCCACCGGCGCGGGTGCATCACGATGTGCGTCGGCGGCTGGTAGCGGCTGGTGTGGATCGCCGAAATCGCGGCGCCCAAGCTGGAGTAGAAGCCACCCGCGCCGCCGAGCGCCGGGGAAGCCTGAGTCCACGCCACGGAGTTGGTGCCAGCCAGCGTCAGCAAGCCGGTGGCCTGACCGCTGGTCCCGGTACCGCTGATGACCTGCTTGGTCAGCTTCGTTGCATAGTCCGCGGCGAGGTCACCCAGGATCAGGTCGTCGATGTTCAGCGGCGACTGCTCCACCAGCTGCATGCTGACGGTCTGGCCACCGGCGATGGTCACGACCGGGCTGGAAATGCTGCCCGTGGTCATATCCGTGTTCTGAACTGCGCTGTTCTGCGTGGACTGCACAGCGGTCGCGGTACCGGTGAGCACCTTGGGGATGTTGATGCTGTTGGTGCCTGGAGGGACGTCGCCGTGCACGCACAGGTCAGCAGTGACACGGCCCGGCCGCGCCAGGGCGGCGAACTGGTCTTCCAGCCACAGCGGCGGCACGAACTCTCCGCCGGCGCCGGCCGTGGTGGAGATGGCGCGCTTCTCGGCCACCATCTTGTCGTTGCGGCGCAGCCGGTCCGACGCGTCACGGTCGCCGCGACGGTTGGCCAGGTACAGGTCCCGGAAGTAGGACTGGCCACCGGGGCCGGAGCGGTACACCTCCGGCTCGGTCACGGTCGTTCCGGCCGCGGCTCGGCGCTGTTCGACCTCGGGGGCCGGGGCGGCGTACCGCTCGGCGACCTTGGCTGCGGCCTCGTCGCTGCGGATCTGCTCGTCGAGTTCGGCGATGCGGCCATCGATCGCGCGGATTTCCGCCTCGCCCTCGTCGAACGCGCCGCGCTCCTCCTCGGTGAGCGCAGAGCGCTCCTCGTTCTGGACGGTCTCCAGGACCGCGTCGAGCTTCTTGCGCTGCTCGGCACGCTTCTCCTGGAGGGACTTGATCATGTCCCGCTTGTTCACGGGGGACTCCCTCTCTCGGTATGGGGTGCGTGCCTGCCGTGGTGACGGGTGGTGGCCCGGGTGGTGCCCCTACGTGTGCAGGGTCCGGCGCGGGCTCCGGCGCGGCGGCCGGGCAGGCGGAAAACCCGGACGCCGTACGGCTCCGGGTGGACTTGGGTGTGTCGCTACAGCGACAGGCGGCGCGCGCGCCGCTGGTAGAGGTCCAGATCGCTGACGGTCGCCAGGTGCTCCGCCTCGACGGACTCCGCGGTGGGCTCCTCTGCGGCCGGGGCAAAGCGCGCGGCGAGCCGCTCGTAGACGGCGCGCTGCTCCTCCTCCGGCATCTGGCCGCACAGCCGCGCCAGATCACGCGCGTTGAGCTGGGCGCCGGCCGTATTCGGGTTCGCCCCGTAGTTCACGACGCTGACGTCGCCCTTGTTGAGGTTCACTTCGAGGATGTCGCGCTGGTCGTAGTCCGGGGACCACTGCTGCCGGGTCACCCAGAATGCGAAGCTCATCTCGTCGAGGTCGCCGCGGTCCATTGCCGAGCGCAGCGCCTGCACGTGCGGGCTGGCAGCGTCCAACTCGGCTTCCGTGTACAGGCCGGTGGAGTCCTCTGACAGCCGCATCGTGCCGGACTTGGTGCGTGCCAGCGTCATCCCGCTGTGGTTGATCAGAAATGGGACGTCGGCGGACTCGTCCAGGGTCTTCTTGAACGCGCCGGACCGGACGACCTCGGTATACGGACCCAGCCAGTCCTGCATCTCATAGCCGGCCTCGGTCACACAGGCGTACCCGGTAAACGTCAGCCTGTCGCCGCCGTCCCCGGACGGCGCAGCGCGCAACTCCACGCCCTTGAAGGGCAGGTTGCGACGCTCGACAGTACGGGGCCGCTCGGCCCGGGTGGACAGGTCCATCACGGCTCCTTATCGGGTGCGGGCTCGTCAGGCTCCGGCTCGGGGTCAGACTGGCCGGGCGTCCAGCCCGGATCGGTGGTGTGCGCCGAGTTCAGCGGTGCGAACGGGTCGGTGCCGGCTCCGTCCGGGAGCGGCGGCATGTTCTCCCTGGCCCGGATCTCGTCGGGCGTCATCCCGGCGATGTTCCGGGCGATCTGGTAGACGGCCCACCGGCCGGCCGTGTCCGTCCGCAGCAGCCCGTCCGCGTCGAACCAGGCGGCCTGCGGGCGCGGCAGCATCATCGACCACGCGTCCTCGAACGTCCCCAGCCACGGGGCCAGGGTGTAGCGCAGGAAACCGAGGCCCTGCTGTTCGATGCCGGTACCCCACGACGTGGTGCGGTCGACCTGGCCGAGCATGTGCGGCGGCAGCCCGAACAGCATCGCCACATCAAGGTTCTGGGCGGCCCGGGTGCCGAGGAACTGCGCATCCTCCGGCGTGACGCTGATCGGGGTCCATTTCGCGCCGCCGGACAGCACACCGACCGCGTGCGCGTTGGTCAAGCCGCTGTGACTCGACTCGAACGACTCCTTCATCTGCCGGGCGCGCGCCTTGTCGAGGTCCCCCTCGACGGAGATCACGCCGGACATGTGCGCACCGCGCCCGAAGAACCCCGCGCCGAACTGCTCAGCCGCCAGCCCGAGCCCGATGGTGTTGCGGGCGTAGCTGATAACGCTCATGCCCGTGGGCGACTCCGGGAAGGCCATGCCCATCAGGTGCACCATGTCGTCAGCATCGGCCGGCTGCCGGTCGATCCAGTAGACGCGCTCCCCGGCCCCGTTGAACTGGCAGCGCACACAATCCGGATGCAGCAGACGAAGCCGGGACGGACGCAACAGGTAGTCACGCTGCAGCACCTGCGCATACGCGTTGCCGCGCAGCAACAGGCTCACCATCAACTGCCCGATGCCCGCCCGCCGGGACAACAGCGCGGTGCTGCTCGCCCCGCCGAACGGATCCGCCACGATCGGCGGGGCCGGCGTCATCGTCTCCCGCAACTCGCCGCGCATGCGCACCGCCTGCAGCGGCAGACCGGCCACCGTCTGCGACAGGATCCGTACGCACGCGGCGACCGCCAGCAGCTGCATCGCGGTGTCATCGGTCACCTGCACGCCCGCGGGCGTGACCGCGGCGAGGCTACCGTTCGAGGGGATGGCCCACGGGTCCCCCGGGCCCATCTGCGAGGGCATGCCGCGGGTCTGCGGCGCCCGTGAAAGAGCGCGCCTGAACAGGCTCACTGGTCCACCACCCATCCGATCAGCAGCAGTACCAGCCCCAGCACGACCAGCCCCACGACCGGCTGCCACCACCAGGCCGCGCCGTCCAGACAACCCAGCCCGATCAGCTCGGCCGTGTCCGAGACGACACCGCGCGAAGGACGCGGACGGCGAAAACGCGGGATGCGCACGGCACCTCCTACAGATCGGCCCAGCTGAAGAACTGCGGTTCCGGCTCGGGCTCCGGCTCCTGGCACGCCCGCTCCAGGGCCATGACGGCGGAAATCGCAAGGTCGATCTTGCGCGGGGAGTGCTTGGCGTCCTTGGACAGTCGCGAGCCCCGAGAGTCCGTGCGCACCACGCAGTTGGCCAGGTGCCGAGCCAGCCGCGGATCCCCCGAGTGCGTCACCGTGCGGTTCATGACCGCTTCGTAAAAGCGGGTCGTGGCCGGGATCATGCGGGCCGGGGACTGGGGGAACTCGACGATCGGCAGGCCCTCGTCTTCCAGTACCTGATACGTCCGGCCCCACCGGTACGGGTCGCACACGATCTCCCGGACATCCCAACGACGGCACGCCGCCCGGATCGCCGCCTCAACGTCCAGGATCGGCACCGTCCAGCCCGGCCCGGCCTCCGCCGGCCGCTCCCACGCCTCCACCACGTCCACGTGTGGCGCCTCGCCATCGACTGGGCAGGACACCACCACCAGGGCAGTGGAGTCCCCGTTGAACGAGCCGTCGAAGCCGAGACACACCTCAACGTGATCCGAGATCGCGTCCAGCTCACCGCGGCACGCGTCCCAGGACCCGGCCGGCAGCCACGTCTCGGCGGTGTTCACCCACTGGTTCAGCCGCTTCGTGCGGAATTCCGCCTCGGGCGTCCGCTTCACCGCCGCTTCGAAGTCTTCCGGGTCGATCAGGTCGCCGTACGCCGGGTTGGCCATCTGCCACGTCTCCGGCCGCCGGTGGTCGGCGTCGTCCGGCGCGCCCCACCACGCCATGAAGAATGACGGGTCAACCTCCTCGCCCGCGGCGAGCCTCTGCCCGTACTGAAACAGCCGGTAACAGATGCTGTCCTTGCCCGTGCTGTCGCTCTTCACCCCGGCCGTGGTGATACCGATCAGCATCGGGTCCAGCCGCGCGCCCGCGGCGAGCGCCATGACGTTCCACAGGTCCGGGTTCGGCTGCACATGCAGCTCGTCGAAGAGCACCCGCGTCGGGGACAGGCCCTCCTTGGTGAAGGCCTCCGCCGACAGGCACCGGTACACCGACCCAGTGTCGACGACCTCAAGCGCGTCCTTGTAGCACTTGATCGCCGCCGACAGATCCGGGCTCGCCTCGACCATGCGCCGCGCATCACCGAACACGATGCGGGCCTGTTCCTTGTCGCCCGCACAGCTGTAGACCTCCGCACCCATGCCGTCGAACAGGCCATCCAGCGCGATCCCCGCGCCCAGCCCGCTCTTGCCGTTCTTCCGCGGCTCCCCGATCAGCGCCACACGGTGCCGCCGCCGGCCGTCCTTCCGCCGAGCGAAGAGGTGGCCGAGCAGGTCGTGTTGCCACCCGCGCAACGTCAGCGGCGAGCCGGACGGACCGGCGAAGGTGTCCTTCGTGACCGTGCACAGCGACTCGATGAAGTCGGCGACGTCCTCGCCATCCCCCCGCCGCACATCGGCGGCCGGCACCGGGGTCAGGAAACGCGGCGGCCAGCTACTGGGCGCCTTGGACGCGCGCCGCCCGGCGCGCGGCGAGTTCTTCGAGCTTGGAGGCACGCTTCACCTCCGCATAGCCGAGCCGCGCCCGGTCCGACGGGGTGAACCCGCACAGGCTCTCGTACTTGGTGATCTGCGATTCCAGCGCCCGTACCTCTGACAGCAGCGGATGCGCTCGCTGCTGCCCCATCGACCCCGGCACCATGTAGCCGTCGACCGCGATTTGGTCCCGCATCGCCTCGCGCTCGTCGTGCGCCTCGCACAACCGCGTGAGCAGGTCCACGTCGGTGGCCGGCGACAGCCACGCTTGCCCGGCTGTCCACAGCCGCGCCCAGGTGCGTATCCCGGCTTCGCCCAGGGTGTCCGGCGCTGCAGGGATATCCGCCACGGCAGCCAGGTGCACTACGGGCTCGGGCAGGTTCCGTTTCCCGGGATTGCCGGTGCGGCGCTTGCGTTCCGTGGGGGTTGTCGGCCGTCCTGCGGGCATCCTCGGCACCCCCAAGAAAGACCAAGGTCAAAAACCGGCACAATTTCGCGTCGGCGTGTGCGGGGCGGGGGGCCGGGTCCGAAGATGATCATGTGCCCGAGTTTCCCTCGGCCCCTCGGGGGACGCTCGCCTGCCTGGGCGCTCCCGCTTTTGCAGGAGTGAGCCGAGGCACCCGGACCATGGCGGTATGCAAAAAACATACCTCCCGGTTGGCCCGTAGAGCCGTACACCAGGAGGTGGAATGTGGTGAGCTTTTTTGAGCTCAGCTCAACACATGTGTGCTCGACTGGTCTTCGAACTGCGAGTACGCCAGGGCTGGCATGCCGCTGGTGTTGTCGAAAGTGATCGTCACCTTCTCCCAGCCTAGACCGGGAGGCAGGTGTTTCGTCACGCAGAAAAGCGTGGGTCGATTGTCTCGAAAGGCCGAGCGCTGGATCACCATCCCTGAGGGAATGATAATTTTTCGCTTTCTCAATTCCCCTTCGTTGAGCAGTACGCTAAGGACGTAACTTGCACGCTCTTCCTCGGCGAGATCGTAAAGCTCCTGAATGACTCCACGCATCTCTGGTGAACATACGAAAGTCGCCACTTCGGAAAGCGCACTGTTGACCTCTGCGGCTAGTGTCTTTGGGGCCGTCATGACAGGACCTTTCCGACAGAGATGCAGGCGATATAGCCGCCTAGCGTCGCGCAGAGCGTCGCGCCGGCCATCATTTTAGCGGTCGGCTGATCACCTTGCTCGATCACCGCATCCGCCTTCAGCGGTGATGCCGGGTCTTCGAAGTACCGTGTCGTGATACGGAACCCGTCGGGCATGATAACCCCTCTGTTTGCCAGTTCTTCGGAAGTCGCGATTGCCTTGGCGACAGCCATTCGGTCACCTGGGGGCACGGCCTCAATCTGTCGCACCATCTCGGCGAATGCCGGGTGCGAGATCGTCTCACTCAGTACTTGGCTCATCTGAGCCACCTGAGTTAGTGATGGAGGTTGCGAGGGTTGCGTGGAATCGCTCATCGGGTCTCCTGTACGTGAGGGTGCTCAACGACGAACAGGAAGTTCCCGCTCAGCTTCGTATCCATTCGACCCAAAAGGAAACTTTGCCAAGATGGGGCAATGAATGGTGCAAGTTTCAAGCCTTTGGGCTATGTCATCTCGCGCATCCACGCAATGCCTGATAGCTCATCATTCCCTATCGGCTTTGCGACTGTTGCAGCTGCGGCACAGTACAGCGATGTTACTCGGGTCGTCGGTGCCGCCCTTACTCTTGGGCACCACGTGGTCGGCGGTGAGGTCCGTGGCCGGGTGGCCGGGCACTCCCCAGCCGGGGCACCACTGGCCGTACTGCCGGCGGTGGGCGGCCAGGACGCGGGCGGCTGTGCGCTGCCACTCGGCCCCGTATCCGCGCTGGGTGGCGGAGCCGCGGATGTGGTCCTGCCTGGCCTGCCACTCGGCTTGGTGCGGGTCGCACCGTGAAGCGTTGCGGGTGAGGCGACCGCACACCAGGCAGGGCCGCTGTCGTCGCATTCTGCTCCCTGCGGTCAGAAGGGCATGGACAACCCCCGTCACTGGGTACGCGAAAAGGCCCCGGCCGGTCGGTGGTCGGGGCCTTCAGTAAGTCTGGAAACCAGCTGGATTCGGGCACAGCTGTACGGGCAAATCGTGGCGCGCGGTTCGATCTCTGTCAAGCGGCGCGCTGGCCTGGCCTGTTGGGCTTTGCGGCGACAGCGGCGGCCTGTACGGCTTCGACGCGGAAGTACGGGCGCTTCGGGGTGCCGCCTGCGCGCCGGAGGATGCCGCGGCGTACCCAGTCGCGGATGGTGGCGGGCTGCCTGCCGACGGCCATGGCGGCCATGCTGGTGGTGAGGTAGCCGGGCGGGAGCGCGAGGTGTTCCATGTGCCCATTGTGGTTGAGGTGGCGACGGACGTGGTTCGCCCCGCCGGCCGGTCGCTGTGTCCGGGGCGGGGCGGGGTCCGAGGAGCGCCAGCAGCTCGGATAGTTGTCGGTCTCAACGGTACGCCGGTCGCTGACGGGCGAGGGTGAACCTGCCCCGACCAGGCCACCGGCCCCCTACCGCGCGCCTACGCTGCGCCGCATGAGCACCGAACAAGCCCAGCGCCCAAGCATCCTGATCGAGCTGTCCTTCTTCAAGGACTTCCCGACCGTGGCCGGCCTACTGCGTGACACCGGCGCTCGCCGCACTGGCGCCCGGACGTTCGTCATCGACAGTGACATGACGGTGCAGCAGGTAGCGGCGCTCATGCGCCTGATGTTGTACAGCCGTGGGGAGCGCAGCGATCCGGTGACGGTGACGGTGAATCCACCGCTCACGGTGGGCGCGTACATCACTGCGGGCGAGGATCTGCATGCGTGGTGGGGCACGGTCGATGAGTGGCGGTAGACGCGGAGAGGCCCCACCGCGACGGGGGACGTGGTGGGACCTTGGTCAACGTGGCCGGCGATCAGCCGCGCTTCGGCGTGCTGGTGCTGGACTTCTCGACGTCCCGCTTGGCCTGGCTGGCGGCGTTCCGGCGGCGCAGTTCGTCGAGGCTGATGGTCTTCTCCAGTGCCATGATGGCGCTCCTGCCTCGTGTGCGGGATGGGCCCGGGCGGCCGGGTTGCTGGCAGGCGGGCGGCCGCCCCGGGGTCTGGTCAGCCGTCGATGTGCCTGGCGCCGTCGGGCGCGGTGCGCGGCAGGGGCTGGTCGTCGGGGTGTGGCCAGTAGCCGATGCGGCGGGGGCCGGTGTAGTAGCTGTGCTCGGCGCGGTTCTGGGCCAGCCGGTCGGCGGCGAACGCTGCCGGGTCCTGGTCGTCGGCGAGGACCTTGGTGCCGCTGGACATGACGCGGTCTTCCTCCTCTCGGTCGTCGTCAGTGCGGGTGATCACGTAGGCGTAGCGGGGCATTGGGCCTCTTTCGCGAAGTGGACGTGGCTGCGGGCGGGGTTGTCGGGGTCGTCGGTGACGGTGAAGGCGGGGCCGGGCTCGGTGTTGTTGTCGTTGTTGTTGTTGCTCTGACCTGCGGCAACAGCGGTGCCGGTGGGGGTTCCTTCGGTGGGGGTGGTGGGGTTGGGGATGTCGTCTCGGTGGACGCCCTCTCGTACGGCGCCGGTGGGGCCCCGTACGCCGGCCCGTACGCGGGTGCCGTTGGCGGAGAGGAGGGCGCGCACCTTGCGGGTGGGCCAGGGGCCGCCGGGGAGGGCCTTTGCGAGGGCCGAGAGGTGGACTCCTCCGGTGTCGCCAAGGAGGTTGTGGAGGAGGCGGGTGACGTCGTCTCGGGTGGGGGCGGCGTCGGGGGTTTTCGGGGCGCCGGTGGCTGCCGCTGGGGGCTCGGTAGTTTCTGTGCTTTCGGCGTCCGCGGTGCTGGCCTTCGGCTTGTTCTTCGCGGCCTCTTCGGCGGCGGCTTGGCGGAGGCCGAGGTGGATGGCGAGGCCGAGCCAGGCGAGGGCGGCGAGCCAGCAGAGGGCTGTGGTGAAGGGCAGGCCTTTGGCGAAGCCGGCGGCCAGGACGATGACGAACAGCCGGAGTACCGCTCCCCCGGCGATCCAGGCTGCGATCCAGCGGGTGATGGTGGTGGAGCCGACCCAGATGGCGATCCAGACGCGCATGTCAGCCGCCCAGCATGGTGGGGACAGCGAGGGCGAGTTGTACGGGCAGGGACCAGACGGCTTCGGATCCGGCGAGGGGCCAGACGAAAGCGGCGATCAGCCCGAGGACGGCTCCGCGGAAGGGGGTGAGTTTCCAGCAGAGCATGAGGATCAGGAGGATGAGGCACACGGCGCCGATGCCGACGTGTCCGAATACGCCGCTGTTGTGGCCTACGCCGATGCCGGCTAGTCCCTGTTTGGTGATCTTCTCGGGGTTGGTCCAGATCTTCCCGGCTGCGGTGAAGGTGGTGCCGGCGATGAACGCGACGATGAGCGCCGGGTTGTCCTTGAGCTTGACGCGGCCTTGCCCCTTGACTCCGAGGATGAGGAGCACGGTGGCGGCGAGGGCGATCCCGCCGGCGCCGAGTTCGCCGAAGGCCGCGCCGCCTCCTGCTGCTGCGAGGTTCATGACGGTGGGCTCCTAGATGAGTGGGTGGGCCGCGTGGAGGGCGAGGACGAGGGCGGCGGTGGCTGGCGGGATGCGGGATGCCCAGGTGATGACGGGGCGCAGGCTGGCTGGCAGGTCGCTCGGTTTGAGGTAGGCCAGTGGCCAGCCGGTGCAGATGATGAGGCCGATTCCTACGGCGGGTGCGGACTGGCCGGAGGCGGTGAGGAGGTTGGCCATGGCGGGGCCGAGGCCGATGTACCAGCCGGTGGCGGCGGCGGATCCGTGGTAGGCGATCCAGAGTTGCCGGCGGTGGCGGCTGTGGCGGGCGCGTTCGTCCTCGGGTGAGGGGGTGGGCGGGTTGATGTTGACCTGTACGCCGGGCGCCGGTTGGCGAACGTCCGGTGCGGGCGGGCCGGTCGGGGGCTGGCGCTTGCCGAGGGCGTACCAGCGGGTGCTGGCTTCCTCGGGCGCCTGGCCGCCGCCGTCGTCGGTCGGGTCGGCCTCGTCCGGGCTGAAGATGATCCGGTCGAGCCAGTCCGGCTCAGGTTCTCCGGCGGGGGTGACGCTGATCTCGACAGCGGGCGGTTGCGGCTCGCTGGTCTTCACGGGCCGGATGCGGCGGGCCAGGCGGCGGATGCGGTGCTCGTCACGCATCTCACTTCTCCTTGGTGATCTTCTGGAGGAGCTGGGCGCGCTTCTGTCCGATGCCCAATCCCTTCTGCAGCGTTCGGAGCGATGCGGGCCGGCCGAGTGCGCGTGCTTGCTCGACGAGTTCGGCGGGGAGCGCATCCGGTTGCGCATCTGGCTCGGGTTCGTCGGCGCACTCGGGTTCCTCGTCGGTGCATTCCGGCTCGGGCTCCGGGTCCGCATCCGGAACGGGCTCGGGCTCGTTGGCGGGCGGGGCCTCGGGCTCTTCGGGTGCATCTGCGGGTGCGCATTCGGGGATGCGTGCGTGCACTGCATCTCGGCGCTGATCTGCGGCGAATGCGGGTGTGGGTGCGCGCATCTCGGGGTGCACCTCGGGTGCGGTGACGATGTCGAGCACGAGTGCATGCCGGGGTGCAGGTGCGAGTTCGGGCGCATCTGCGGGTGCATCCGGGACTGCTGCGGGGGCGAGTTGGTCGGGTGCCCGTTCCAGCGTCCGGCGCACGTTGGCCTCGGATGCGATCACGCCGTGGGAGGTGAGGAGTGCGGCGAGTGCGGGTGCATCCAGATGCGGATGCGCTCGGTGCACCTGCATCAGCGCGTCGTACGGGTGCATCTGGGTGAGGGGTTGGCGGGCGACTGCGGTGGGAGTGCGGGGCCGGGCGGGCGGTTGCGGCGCATCCCACGGGGAGGCGAGTTCGATGGTGGCGAGGCCGGCGGAGTTGCGTCGGGCGCTCAGCTGCCGGATCAGCTCAGCGCGCTGGTTGGGACTGGAGGCAACCCCGGACCGGCCGATGGCCCGGGACAGGCGCCGCTCGATGCGTCCGGTGACCCAGCCCCAGCCGCGATCCTGCCGACGTTCGAGGCGTACGGCGTACTCGACGGCGCGGGCGGTCCAGCGGTCTCGGGTGATCTGCTCGGCGGTGCGGTCGCGGGTGGCGAGGCCGAGCCAGGAGAGCAGGCGTTCATGCAACTCCCGGCCGATGAGGGCGGGGAGGCCGGTGGAGAGCGCATCGGGGCGGATGACGCGGATCTCCAGGCCCATGGCTTCGTGCCAGAGCAGGCCGGCGAGGATGGGGCCGATGACGGCGCGGACGGTTCCGCCGACGACGCCAGACTCCGAATACGCGGGGATGATCTGTACGCCGGTGATGACCCAGACGAGGACGCCGGGCACCCCGGTGGTGCCGGTGGTCTCTTCGGTGGCGGTGGCGGCCTTGTTGGCCCGGGCCAGCAGTCCGCAGGCGAGAAGTGCGATTTCGGCGGCGGCGAACATCGCGAGGCGTTCGGTGTCGTCGGTCATGCCGAGGCGGTGTTTCGCGAATCCCCAGGACGTGTCTGCGCTGTAGGCGGTGCAGGCCATGGCGGCGAGTGCGGCGATGAGGACGGCGTGGCCGAGGCGCCATGCGGCGAGGACGAGGCTGACCGTGAGGGCGACGGCGGCCGCGGTTGCGGGCCAGGGGTGGGCGACTGCCCACCCGACGGCGGGTGTGAGGTCCACGATGGTTCTCCTGGGATGGCCGGCCCGCGGCTGGGGGCTGGCGGGCGCGGCCGGTCCGGGCGTCAGCGGGTGACGCGGTGTGCGGTGGCGGCGTTGTCGTACGGGTCGCCGGCTGATCGGGCGGCGCGGGCGTGCAGGCCGGCGTTGTCGCGGTGGGTGAGGCCGCTGCGGCGGTGTTCCTCGGCGGCGGAGTAGTCGGCGGCGGCCTCGTCGAGGAGCGCGCGGACGGTGTCCGTAGCGATCGTCACAACACGGCTCCCTTCGCGATGAGCTGGATGCGGACGGCGGCTTCGGTACGGGTGAGGCCGTCGAGCGGCAGCTGGCTGAGGGCGTCGGCGAGGGCGCGCCTGTCGGCGATCGCGTCGGGGGTGGGCCAGTCACGGGGCGCGGCGCCGGGGGCGGTCATCGCGCGGCGCCGGCGAGGACAGGCACACCGGCGGCGGTACGCATGGCGGCGGAGAGCTGTGCGCGGGTGGTGCCGGTGGGGAGCGGCCCGAGGGCGGTGAGGGCGGCGGCCACGGTGGTGACGGCGGCCCGTTCGACGGCGGCGAGCTGTCGTGCGGCGGCGGTGGCTCTGCGGGCGGTGGTGTCGGCGCGGTCGGTCGTGGCGCGGAGGGCGTCCGGGCTGGCGCCGTCGCGCTGGTAGAGGTGCAGGGTGATGGCGGCACCGTGGGCGGTGCGCGCGGCGTCCCGGTACTGCGCGCGGGCGGGCGCGGCGAGGCGGCGGGCGGTGAGGGTGAGGAGTCCCTCGACGAAGCGGGGGCCGATGACGGCGGTGGGTGCCATGTGGGGGTTGGCGTCGATGATGATCGCCGCGGTGGTGAGGAGGGCGGAGAGCGGGGCCAGGGTGGTGGGCGGCCGGGTCTGGGTACGATCCATGCGGACCTACTCCTTGTGACGTGTGGGTGGGTCTGGCCCCGGCCATGTGGCGTTCCAGCGCCGGCCGGGGCCGTTCCGTTGTTGCCGGTTCGACCGTAGCGAGAAGTGTGGACATTGTCCACACCTCGCGGGAGGATACGCCCATGCCCGAATCCCCCGACCACGCCGAAGAGACGGAGGTGGAGACGATGACCATCCCGAAACTGGCCGCGCGGGTCGGCGTGTCCCGGACGCTCGTTCACCGGCTCGCGACCAATCCGGCGGAGAAGTGGCCGGCGCCCACGTTCCGGCCCGGCAGCTCACGGCCGGAGTACCCGGTGTCCTGGTTCGATCGGTACTGGGCGGAGCGGAAGGCGCGGATCCGGCAGGGGCGCCGGACCGATCTGGAGCGGCCGACCTCGTAGCGCGATGCGCACGCGAGAGGCCCCACGGCATGCCCGGCGGGGCCTCATTGTCGGCCCTCGCTGTTGACGTGCGTCGCAGCTGAAACAGGCGCACGGTGGAAGGCGTGGGCACACTTCCTTGACGCACTTCAGTTGCCCGCTCGGCAGTAAGTAGGCGGCAGTCGACCGCGGTTTTGGGTTTTGCGCGGGCATCGCTATCCACCTTCGACGCACCTACGGAGGTTGAGATGGAAAAATTTTGGTTCCCCGGACGGCGTTCCCAGAGACGCGCCGAGCAGGAGTTAGCTGACCAGCTACTCGCCAAGCAAGAACGCTCCGAGCAAGAACGCGCCGAGCATGAACGCGCCGAGCAGCAACTCGCCAAACAAGAACGCGCCGAGCAATATCTCGCGCAGCAAGATGTCAGCATGTCACCGTGGGGTGCGCGTGCCCTTTCCCGGATAAATTATCTATATTCGCAGAATGAAATTGAGAAATGCAAGCGCGACCCCATACCCGAAGAAGACTGCAAGCGGAAGGCGCTAATCGGCGGAATATACGTTCACCTCGCCGTCGCGCGGAAGGTGGTCAGCAAACTCGAACGCAGACGAATACTGCTACCATTCACAGACATATCATTACCATTGATACGGAAGCCCTATACGCAGGGTCAATCACTGGAAACGATCTGGTCACACCTGCGGGCGGCGGATGTGGCAATGCTTGAACTCGTCTCAAAAGAGGACTTAGCCAGTCGGAGTGGCGAAGTGCTCTCAATGGCAGAGGCGCATCTCCAGTCAGATAATCCACAGCGCAAAGAGTTGACGCGGCGGATGGATGACATCAAAAAGGGTGAAATAACAAAAATTGATCGCGGCGTTTTGATCCACACACTAGATGCCGCCTATGGTGCACTTGACGCTGAGCTTTCCAGAGTTCGCAGCCTTCGGACTATGCTTTGGGTGGCAAGCGGTATTGTGTTTGCAGGAGTGGCAGCCCTAGCAGCTTATGGCGTGGCTTACCCTGACACCTTCCATCTCTGCTTCTTTGCGGCACGAACCAACTACTTCATCTGCCCGAGTTACGAGGCTTCTACAGACATTCTTGCCGTCGAAGTGGCTGGGCTTTGCGGTGCAGCCCTCACCGTTATAGCCTCATTGCGCCGCATGACGGGCACCAGCAAGCCATATGGTCTGCCGCTTGCAGCTGCCGTACTGAAGTTTCCGACCGGAGCCCTAACGGCATTTCTTGGCGTTCTGTTCATCCGTGGAAGCTTCATACCGGGGCTGAGCGACCTTGACAGTAGGGCGCAGGTGCTGGGTTGGGCAGCCATCTTCGGGGCCGCGCAACATCTAGTGACACGTTTGGTGGATACCCGTGCCCGAGAGGCACTCTCCGCTGTTTCTCTTGAACCGGGCACCGGGCACGGAACCACCTGGAAGGAAGACGGCCGGAACTCCTGACGGCTGTCGGTTGCCGTACGCGGAATGAGTAGCTGTCCGACCGCCCCACCGAGCGCGGCTGCCGCATCGCCCGCACAGTGGAGGCATGGCCGAGCGTCCCCCCGTGGTGGTGCATCCGCTGTCGCCGACGAGTGGCCGCCGGGTGACAGTCGGCGCCGCGATCCTAGGACTCGCGTACAACTTGCGGGACGTCGAGGAGTTCCTGCGCCGCGCTGGACTGGAGGACGTTGACGTGGAGCGGTCGCCACTGATCGAGTGGCGCGGGGGTGGCCCGCACGCGTGGAAGCGCTGATTGGGGCGGCGGGCTGCCGGTAGCGTGCCGTGGCGTGACTACTGACGCTCCCCGCAACTTTCGCCTGATCGTCACTGGCGGAGGCACTGGCGGCCACACCTACCCCGCCCTGACTGCGATCCGCACTCTGCAGGCCCGACTGGCGTCCAGCGGCGGCACTCTCGACGTCCTCTGGATCGGCACCCCTGATGGCCTTGAGGCCCGTGTCGCTCCGGCCGAAGGCATCCCCTTCACCACTGTCGCTACCGGCAAGATCCGGCGCTCCACCAATCCATTGAAAATGGCCAGCCCGGCAAACATCAAGGACATGGCGCGGGTACCGCTCGGGGTCGCCCAGTCGCGCAAAGTCGTGGCTGGCTTCCGGCCGGATGTCGTCCTTGCGACGGGTGGGTACGTCGCAGTCCCGGCCGGGATCGCCTCGCGCATGTGCAAGCGCCCGCTGGTGCTGCACGAGCAAACCGTGCGGCTCGGTCTCGCCAATCGCAAGCTTGCCGGGTCCGCTACCCGGATCGCCGTGTCCTCCGAGTCGACGCTCCCCCTCCTGCCACAGGCTGTGCGGTCCGCGGCCGTGGTCACTGGGAACCCGGTACGGCCGGAGGTCTTGACGGGGCACCCTGACAAGGCCGTCGCCACGCTCGGCCTCCACGGCTTCGACCGGCGTCTCCCGACGCTGTACGTCACCGGCGGCGCACAGGGCTCCCAGCAGATCAACGACGTGGTCCGGGATGCGCTGCCCTGGCTCCTGGAGCGCGCGAACGTGGTGCACCAGTGCGGGCCGGCGAACCACGATGCCCTGCGCGGGCACGCCGCCGGGCTGCCTGCAGCTCTCGCCGACCGGTACCACCTCACGCCGTTTGTGGGGCCGGAGCTGCCCGACGTCCTGGCGCTCGCCGATGTCGTGGTCTCCCGCAGCGGCGCCGGCACCCTCGCCGAGCTGACCGCCCTTGGCAAGCCCGCCGTGTTCATCCCGCTCGCCTCGTCGGCCGGAAACGAGCAGGCGCACAATGCCCGGCACCTGGAGGAGGCCGGCGCCGCCGTCGCACTCCTCGGCCAGGTCACCGCGGACCGACTGCGAGAGGCAGTCGACCCGCTCCTGATGGAGCCCGCCCGGCGGGACGCCATGGCGGCGGCGGCCCGCGCTCACGGGCGGCCGGACGCGGCGGAACGGCTGGTCGACGTGATCCTGTCGGCCAGCCGTTCCGCCAGCGGCGTGCGTGATTGAGCGTCACTATCTGCCGGAGACCGCCCGCGTCCAGTCGGCGCGGTCTCCGAGCTGGTCATTGTCCCGGAGGTAGTGCGTCACTGCCTGGTCCTCGTCCTGCGGTCGCGGCGTGATCTGGTCGAGGCGCGGGAGGACATCGGACAGTAGGTGCCCGGCGTGGCGCATGGAGCGGTCCCACACGTCCCGCACCTCGTCCACCTCGGGCCAGATCGAGAACAACGTCTCGCCGATGATCGGGCCGGAGTCGATGCCGGCGTCGATGACGTGGACGGTCACGCCGTGCAGGGGCTCGCTGTTGCGCAGCGCCCAGTTCACTGGTCGCGCCCCGCGGTACTGCGGTAACCGGCCGGGGTGACAGTTGATGATCTTTTCGGTTGCGTCGATCAGGGCCGGGCCGATGATCTTGTTGTAGAGGACACTGACGACCAGGTCGCAGCGGCCGGGGTCCAGCTCTCGCCAGTCGCCGGAGCGAACGAGGCGGGTGTCCGGCCAGCGTTCGGCGACGCAGTCCGTGAGGGAGATGTCCCAATCGGGTTCGGGCGCGTTGGGGACGACCGTGTCCAGCACCGTGTCCGGCAGGGCTGCGATCGTCTGACACGCGTGGACGGCGAGCCGGCCCTTTCCGAGCACTGCCGCGCGCCTCACCGCAGCACCTCCCGGACGGCCTTGGCGACGAACCGCACGTCGTCCGTGGTCATCATCTGGTGGAACGGGAGCGTAAGGATCTCGTTCCCGATCTGCTCCGTGATGAGCAGCGGCCGGCGCCAGCGCCGGAAGGCGTCTTGCAGGTGATTGGGAGGGTAGTGGGTGCCCACGCCGATGCCCTGGTCACGTAGGGCGGTGAACACCTGGTCGCGCTCCGGGACGCGTACCGCGCACAGCGTGGGGACGGAGCGCTCTACGTCCACGTCGACCAGGTGCACGCCGGTCGCGTCGTCCAGCGCTTCCGCATAGGCGCGCCACAGCTCCTTACGCTGGGCCTCCAGCGCGGGAAAGTGCTTGAGCTGTGCGAGGCCGATCACGGCGTTGATCTGCGACAGGTGGGCACGCAGCCCGAAGCCCTCGACGTGGTAGGTGATGTGGCGGGCGCGTTCCGCTGGGGACTCGGCCATGCCCAGCAGGCGCATGCGCCGAGCCCGTGTTGCCTGCCCGGGGTTCCGGGGGACGAGCGCCCCGCCCTGTCCGCAAGTGAGGGTCTTGATGGGGCCGAAGCTGAAACAGGTCAGCGCGTCCCCGGTGGAGCCGACCCGGGCCGTGCCTCGGTACGAGCCGAAGGCGTGCGCCGCGTCCTCCACGACGACGATCTCCCGCTCGTCCAGCGCTTCGCGGATGTCGGAGAGGTCGACGGCTCGACCGCCGTAGAGGACCGGCAGGACGGCGCGGGTCCTCGGGGTGAGCGCGTCCATCACGTCCCGGGGGCGCAGGCACAGGGTGGCCGGGTCCACCTCAGCGAACCGCGGGTGCGCGCCGCATGCGAGGATCGCCTGCACGGTGGCGCAGAACGTCATGGAGGGGACGATCACCTCGTCACCGGGGCCAATGCCGGCGACCGTGAGGGCGATGTGCAGGGCGGCCGTCCCGGAGGCGACCGCCATCACGTCATCGACGCCGAGGAAGTCGGCCAGGGCTCGCTCGAACTGCTCGGTGACGTCGCCGTGTCCGTACTGACCGCTGGCCAGGACCTCGGCGATGCCCTCAAGTTCGCCGCCGTATAGGAACGGTCGCGCGTTCTGCGCGTAGGGAGCGGTGGCCATGGGGTTGAGTTCAGACATGTGCGGTGCTCCTTCCAACGGCCCGCCGGGTCAGGGGGGCTACGAGCGGGGCCCACCGGTCCGGGTTGCGGCGGTACCAGTCGGCGGTCTCGGCCAGCGACTCGTGGAAGTCGCGTTTCGGCTGGTAGCCGAGCTGGCTGGCGATCTTGTCCCAGACCATCGAGTATCGAATGTCGTTGGCCTGCCGGTCAGGGATGTAGGTGACGGCGTCCCAGTCGGCCCCGCACAAGGACAGGATGTGTCCGGTCAGTTCGCGGCTGGTGAGGTCGGTGCCGCCACCGATGTTGTAGACCTCGCCCGGGATACCACCGCGGAGTACGTGCTCGATGCCCTGGCAGTTGTCTTCGACGTGGAGCCAGTTGCGTACGTGCTGGCCGCGGCCGTGGAGGGTGACTGGCTCTCCGCTCAACAGGCGGGTGACGAAGAGCGGGATGATCTTCTCGGGGTACTGGTAGGCCCCGAAGTTGTTGCTGGATCGGGTGACGCACACGGGCACGCCGTGGGTCTGGTAGGCGCTCAGGGCCACGAGGTCGCTGGCCGCCTTTGCCGCGGCGTAGGGGACTGAAGGGCGCAGCGGGGATGCTTCTGTCGCAGAGCCTTCCGGCAGTGGGCCGTACACCTCGTCGGTGGAGACGTGGACGAACCGCTCGATGTCGTGGCGGCGCGCGGCATCCAGCAGGTTCTGGGTACCGAGGACGTTGGTGGAGAGGAACGCGTCGGCGGAGGCGTACGAGCGGTCGACGTGGGACTCCGCCGCGAAGTGCACGACCGCGGTGTGGTCGGCCGTCATCTCTTCGACGAGGGCCGCGTCCGTGATATCGCCGTGGACGAACCGCAACTTCTCGCTGAGGAATGCGACGCCGAGGTTTTCGATGTGGCCGGCGTAGGTGAGGGCGTCGAGGACGGTCACGCTGGCGACGTCGTCGGCCTGGATGATCCGCTTCACGAAGTGCGAGCCGATGAAACCGGCGCCGCCCGTGACGAGCACGCGTTTCATGTGTGCCTCCCTGGAGGGAATGACGGTTCGGGCGACGCGCAGATGGGCGGCGTGCCAGATGCCGTCGAGGGCCGCCCGGCTGGTCGCTGGGCGTGCTCTCACCATGGCGTCGGCGGTCGCGCCTGGGAGGAGGCCAGGGCGCCTTGGCACAAGGTGTGCGGACCCGGCACATGGCGTGCATCCGTACGCCCTCCCCGCGCGGCCGAGTCGGCGCTAGCGTCGTCTCTCCCGCCGGTCCGTAGGAGGGACCTATGGATGCCCCAACAGCAAGGTCCGTCGGCGCGCTTATCCGCGGTGCCCGCTGTGCCCGCCGTCTCACTCAGGCTCAGGTCGGCGCGGCGTGTGGCTACTCCGCGTCGGCCGTGTCCCGAATCGAGTCGGGCCACCTTCAGCTCGACTACATCCGGCTCATGCGGTTCGCGGCGTTTCTGGAGATCCCCCTCGACAGGCTGGCCTTAGCTCCTGTGCCACCCAGGGCCCCAGTCGATACGGTGGAACGCCAAGCTGACGAGGAGGATGCGGTGCGACGTAGGGGACTGCTCACCGGAGCGTTGGCGGCCGGCGCCACGGCCGCGCTCGGCGCCTCGCCGGCCGGCGCCGCCTCTGGCCCTGTCGACCCGGCCGGAGGCTTGGAGGAGGCTCTGTTCCGGCTCCCGTCCGCCGCGCCGGTGCCGCTGGCCCGTCTCACGCAGGAAATCTCGAAGGCCCGGGCCGACTTTCGCGCGGCCCGATACAGCGCGCTTGGCCGTTTGCTGCTCGGCATCCTGGCTGCCGCGTCGGCGACACGGGACGCGACGACGGGCCGGGAGCGGGAGATGGCGACCGTCGCCCTTGCACGGAGCTACGTCCTCGCCGCAGAGCTGGCACTCAAGCAGCACGACGACACAGCCTGGGTTGCTGCTGACCGCGCCCTCACGGCCGCTCGGGCGAGTGGTCACCCGGTGCCGATCGGTGAGTCCTCCCGCGTGCTGGCGATCACGATGCGGCGTTCGGGCCGCTGCCCCGCTGCGGTGCGCTTCCTAACCCAGGAGGCGGGCGGCCTCGACGCTGGGCGGGCGCAGACCGGCGCAGTACGGACGACGCTGATGCTGACGGCCGCGTACACCGCCGCGCATGGCCGAGACCGTACGGCCGCGTTGGATCTCCTCGATGCCGCGGAGGAGGAGACTGACCGGTGGCAGGCCGCGGTGCCATCGGGCCTGTTCACGGTCGATGCGACACGGGCCCAGGTCGACGTCTACCGGATCGGTGTGCACAACGCGCTCGGCACTCCGGACGAGGGGGCGGAGGTCGCGGCCCGGCTCGACATCGACCGCATGCCGACAGCGGAGCGCCGCGCCCGGGCCTGGACGGATACCGCCCGCATGTGGCAGGCCCTGGGCGACGGCCCGCAGACCTTCGCGGCCCTGCGGCGCGTTGAGTGCGAGGCACCACAGGAAGTGCGGCGGCCTGCGCTCCGCGCCCTAACCTCCGATCTGCTGTACGCCTCGGCGCGGGTGCCGGGAGTCCGGGAGTTCGCAGCGCGCACCGGGGCGGCGCCCGCCTAATCAGAGCTGACACAGCGTTGGTCATCGGGTGGCTTCCGGGCTCCGCCGTTCGGCTGCCTCGGCGCGCGGGCGTGGCTGCTGGGAGCATGGCCGAGCGTCCGCCCGCGGTGGTGCATCCGCCGTCGCCGACGGGCGGCCAGCGGGTGACGGTCCGCGGGCAGATCGCAAGCCTGGCGTACGGCGCGGTGGATCTGCGGGAGTTCCAGCGGCGGGCCGGACTCGACCCGGACGAGGTCGTGCTCGACGATGCCGCGCTGATCGAGTGGCGAGGAGGCGGCCCGGACGTGTGGATGTGACGACGCCCCCGCGAACCTGCCGCAGGCACATTGCCGTGGCAATGCAATTCGAAGGCTGATGGGCGGTTTCGCGTCACGATCGTCTTGGGTTTCACTCGTTCGCCGCGCAACTGCAAGGTGAGCAGCCGCGTTCATTGATCATGGACAGGAGACAGACGCCCCTCCCTGCTGAGGTCATGACGCAGAGCGCGGCATACCGACTCATGAACGTGACCCGCGCGAGGTTCCGCGGCTACCTGGACAGGGGTGAGATCCGCCCCGTGGACTACCTAGGAGCGAGGGCCTCGGCGCGTGTCCTACGGTCCGACGTACTGCGTCTGATGTCGGAGAAGGGGATGGAGATCCCCAAGGGCGAGGCGCCGCGCAACGCCGAGGCCACGTGCAGGAACCTGGACTGTGTGCGTGCGAGGACCGAGAAGCGGCACGCGGAGGCAGAGTTGGGGAGGGCCGTTGATGCCTACGAGCGGGCGAAACGTGCCCTGGATGCGGTTGTCGAGAGGTAGCCGAGGCCCGCCGGTCCGGGGACGGGCGGGGCGCTGCGGCGGTGCGGGTGAGCGCCCGCCGCGGAGTTGAACCGCGCCCCCTCCGGCGCTGGGGGTGCCAAGTCGCCGGGGTTGGGGGCTTACCTATGACGGGTGGGGTGTCAGTTGCACTTGTGCGGCAGGCGTGCGAGTTGGAAGTAACGGGGCCGCGGGGTCTCCCGCGTCTCGTACTTGCCGCAACGCTGGACGTCGCACAGGTACCACTTGCCGGTCCGCGCCGATTTCTTCCATGCGAGCTTGTCGTCTCCGCATCGGTTGCATGTCGCGAGCCGCGTAACCTCCTGCGCGTTGTTCATCGGTGATCCGTCTGCAGTGAAGTGCTCCATCTCTCCTCCTTCGGTCTGCCTCATCAGCGGGGCGTTTCGGCTGTGATCACCAGGTCTGTTCGGTCGGCGCCGCGTATCCCTCGTGGTGGTGATCGGTGAAGCAGGGGCGGCAGTGCGGGCGGCGGCAGATGCGGCACGCCGCGACTGCCGTCCCCTGGCAGCGCTGGCAGGTCTTGGCCGGGAAGACCTCGGTGTCCGAACCGACCGCTCCGGACATGACCTGCATCGTGTCGAGCTTCTCGGCTGCGAGGAGTTCGGCCATGGGGTACTGCGAGCCGATCTGGAGTTCGCGGCCGCCGGGCCCGAAGGCGGACCAGGACCAGGCGCCCTCGTTGCGCATGGCGCGGCTGGGGTAGACGCGGACGAGGCGCGAGCCTTCCCGGAGGTCGAGGCCAGCCTCCCGGAGGCGCGCGATGAGGCGCTCGGCGATGGTCATCCCGCATTCACCGCGTCCCAGATGGCGCGGCCGACGGTGCCCGGCTTGGCGTCGCCGTTGGCGGTCCGGGTGGGGCCGAAGGTCTCGCCGTTCCGCTCGGACCAGTACGAGACATAGGCGCGGGGGATCCAAGACTTGGCGCCCGGAGTCCGAGGGCGGGCTGGGACGACGGTGCCGACGATGTACCGCTTGTCCTTGACGGTGACGATGCGGCGGCCCTGGTTGTCCTTTTCGCCGGTGTCGGCGGCAGCGGGCTCGGGCACGGTTGTCGGGACGAGTCGGACGTGGCGCCCATCCTTGTACCGGATAATCGCGCCGGACTTGGGGCCATAGAACATCTCGCGGACCTCCCGCTTGCCCTCCATCATCGCGTGATTGATCTCCGCCATGCCGTCCTTGGCGCTGACCTGAGTGACGGTGCCGTTCTCGGTGCGCTCGTAGACCTTCATCTCTCCTCCTACAGCCTCACGGCCCTTGGTGTACGTACACCGTAACGTCGGGTGTACGTACACCGCAACCCCCGACTCTGGATTCCTGTACGTACACCCCGATACCATCGGCCCATGCCAAACGCCCCGAAGACCCAACACCGGTCCGTTCGCATCGACGATGCGGACTGGAAAGATCTCAAGGAGCGCGCCCCCGACGGGGACCGCTCGGCCGCCATCAAGGAACTGGTGGCCTGGTACCTACGCCGGTCGGGCGCCAAGCTGCCGAAGCGGCCGGACGCGCCGACCGGCGACTCCCCGCCGACCGAGGGCTGACGGGGCGCGCCCGTCCTTCGTCAGCGCAATTCGGGCGGGTAGACCGTGGCGGGTGTGGGTGCCCGGGGCGGGATTCGAACCCGCATGCCCGCGGGGGGCGTCCGCTTTTAAGGCGGTTGCGTCGGCCAGTTGCGCCACCCGGGCCAGAGGCTCAGGCCGCGGCCTGCTGGGCAGCACGTCGGCGCCGGGCGCGCTGCGCCTGACGTGTCTTGAGGGTCCGCATGGCGGTGCGCTGACCGTGCCCTGTGCGCCCCCACAGATGGGACGGGGTCTCGTGCTCGTGCCAGAGCAGGCGGTAGGCGGCCCGGGCGCGCTTGAGGTAGGACTGGTAGGTACCGAGGGTGTAGCCGAGGCTGGCGGCCGCCGCGTAGTCGTCGCCACGGTGGATGGCGTGCGCGTAGATGGCCTGCCGGTGGGTGCGGCTGAGTTCCGGCCAGATCTGGTGGAGCGCGAGCCGGTCAATGACGCCGTCCTCGGGCGATGGGGTTACGCGACCCGTGCCCCAGTAGCTCTGGAACCGCGGCCGGGAGCCGACGCCGCTGCCGCTAGCGCGTCCCATGCCGTACAGCTGTCGGTGCTCTTCGGCTTCGCGGCCCACGGCGTCCATGCCGGCGTGGAGCAGGTCGGTCCCGGTGGGTGGCGTGGCTGCAGTGCCGAGATGTTCGGTGATGGCGGACCATGCGGCGTGGTAGCTCTCGCTGGGGTCGATCATCCGGCTGCCCCGGGCGCGGACTGCGGCGGTGCGGGCGAGGCGGTCGATGTCGGTGAGGGTGTAGCCGTGCCACAGGTTTGCGCTGGTGGGGGTGGGCATCAGGCAGCCTCCTGTCCGTGACTGTCCTGCGGCTGGTGTTCTCTGGGGAGTTCGCTGGCGTGGTCGTGGTATCCGAGGTTGTGGAGGCCGATGGCGCGGTAGATTTCGCGGGCGACCTGGCTGCCCGTGGTGTGTTCCTTCGCCCGCTTCAGGATCTTGGACAGGAGCATCTTGGCGTCGAGGAGTTCGCTGCCTTGCTCGATCAGCGTGTTCTGCCGGTTCAGGCAGCGCACGTTGTCGCATTCGCCTTCTTTGTACTGTGCGAGAAACCTCTCGAAGTCCCATGCCATGGGTGCCTCCTTCGTGGTGCGGGCCCGGCCGCCGAGCGCGGTCTGTCCGGTCATCGGTTCGGCTCTTTCTGGCGGCCGGTGAAGCGGTGGGTGCCGGGTGCGGTGGTGATGGCGCTGGTGGTGGTCGCGATGAGCAGCACCACCAGCACGACGGCGAGCATCAGGCGGTCTCCTCGGCGAAGAGGTGGCAGGTGCGTTCGTGGTGGCGGCCGCCGGTGGTGGGCCAGGTGGGACAGCAGGCGGTGAACAGCGGCGTGGCGCCGGGGATGTCGAGGTGTGAGGTGGCGAGTGCTCGTGTGGCGGGCATGCGGCGCCTCGAACACCCCAGGGAGTTGCCGGGCGACCCATGCGCCCGCCAGGACGGCACGATGGCCTGTACGGCGGTCACGCTGCGGCCCCCTCGGCGTCGGCCCATGCGCCGGTCGCCAGCGTCAGCCAGCTCGACGGCGGGTAGTCGGTGCCGCAGCGGTGGCAGTGGACATCGGTGGTGCCGGCGGGGACGCGGAGGGGTGCGCCGCAGATGCCACCGCCACCGAGGTCTGCGGCGCAGTCGCCGACGGCGAGGGTGGGCGGTGCCGGGTCGAGGAGCGCGCGCACCTGGGCGGCCAGGGCGCGTATCTCCCGGGCCAGGTCCCCGGCCGCCTCGAACTCGGCGACGATCCAGTCGAGGTTGATGCGGAGTCCACGGGCGGCGGCGAGCACGCGGCGCTCGATCGGGCCGGTGCGGGCGGGCCTGCCCCAGCCGCGGGCGTCCTGCATGGCCTCGCGCCACTCCTCCAGCACGGTGACGAGCCCACCCTCGGCCCGCATGTCGAGCACGTCCTCGCGGACTGGCAGCGGTGCTTCCCGGACGAGGGCCACGGGGCCGTCGCCGCGGGCTGCGCCGGGCCGGAGGCGATCGGCCAGCAGCAGGTACTGGCCGGGGAGTTCGGCGAGCCGGGTGTCGAGGCCGCGGACGCATCCAGTGCAGAGCTGGGCGGGGGCGTCGAGGGCGGCGGTGCAGGCGGTGCAGTTCATGCGGCGGCGCTCCTGGTGCGGGTGTTCGGGACGATCAGCCAGCCAGCCGCGGTGAGGTCGGTGACGATCCGCTCGGCCTGGGCGGCGGGGGTGGCGTGGTGCGGGTCGACGAGCAGGCAGTGGAGGGCGAGCGCGTCGCGGATCTCGATGGCGGCCTCGGACGGGAACGCGCGGTCCCAGTACGGGCGGGGGCGGTCGCCGGGCTGACGGGCGGTGTAGCCACTGGAGGCGAGGTACTCGACGACGCGGTGTGCCGCGGCGGCGGGCTTGGCGTCCGTGAGCGGGGTGTTCATCCGGTAGTCGTCGAGGGCGGCGAGGATGACGGCTCGCGCGGCAGCGGGTATCGCGGTGGCGGTCATGGCGTCGGCTCCTTCGGTACGGGGGTGTCGAGGCGGGACGGGTGTGGGGCGGTGAGGGTGCGGCCGCGGGGGCTCGTGCAGCGGGCGCCGGGCTGGGCGTGGCACCGGGGGCATTCGGCGGCGAGTTGCGCTGGGCGGCCGCGGCGGAGGCTGGCGGGCATCGGAGCGCCCATCAGACGGCCCGCCGCTGCAGTCGCCGGTCGGCACCAGCCATCGCTACGACCGTGGTCATCTCCGCGAGGCGGGACGCGATGCGCTCGCCGAGGATCTGTGCCAGGTCTGGGCCGAGAGGTCGGCCGTGGTCGTCGACGTTGGCGCGGGCCGGGTAGTTCGAGGTGAACAGGGTGGGACGGCACTGGTTGTACCGCTCGTTGATCAGCCGGTAGGTGATCTCCTCCACCCACTCCGAGGCCTTGGCCGAGCCGAGGTCGTCGAGGAGCAGAAGCGGTACGCGGCACAGGCGGCCGAGTTCAGCCTCGGTGCCGCGGTCGGTGCCGCCGGGGCGGAGCCGTCCGTACATGTCGGCCGCGGTGGTGGCCATAACCTCGTACGTGCGGGGGCCGGTCTCGGCGATCAACCGCAGTGCGCCGTACGCCTGGTGGGTCTTGCCGGTGCCAGTCGTGCCGGTGAGTAGCAGGGCGGGCGCCGTGGACGGGTCGGCGGCGACCCGTTCCGCCCAGGCGATGACGTCCGGGTGGTCGGCGCGGGCGAGCAGGTAGCGCGGCGGGGTCGCGGTTTCCCAGCGTCCGACGGCCCACTCTGCGCGGTTGCGGCGGTGGTACTCGGGGTGGCCGGGCTCGTCGGGGCTGGGCTCGTCGTCGACCGGGCCGGGCGGGACCTCGGCCAGACCGCGGGCGGCGAGGCCGGCGCGGAGTCGAGCCATGGCTGCGGCGGCCGCGCTTTCGGTGCGATCGGGCATGGTCAAAATCCGTTCTTGTACGCGGAGTGGTCCTGGTTCCGGTAGGGCTGGTAAGAGCCGCCGGCGACGGCGCGCAGGGGCGGCCGGACGGTGCCGGGCTCGGGCAGCGGGGGGAGTTCGCGCCAGCCGTTGATGAAGAAGCGGGCGGAGTCGACGTTGCCGCCTTGGCGTTCGTAGGTGCGCCGGGCGTAGTCGACGAGTGCGGGGGTGCCGGACTTCTTGATGAGGGCGTCGATGGGGAACCACTGGTCGCCTTTGAAGGGCCAGCGGACGCTGACGCCGGCGAGGGTGCAGCCGTCTACGAGGGGTCGTGCGAAGGCGGGGATGTGGCTGTCGGCGGCGGGTGTGTCGCTCGCTCGCTCTTGCTTGGGTGATTGGGTTGGGTAGTGGGTACCGGATTCCGGCCCACTAGAGGGCTCAATTCCGGTACCCCCTGTACCGGATTCCGGCCCACTAGCGTGATCTTGTTCGGGGTCTTGTGTGCCGGAATCCGGCCCACTGGGACCGGCTTGTGTACCTGAATCCGGACCACTGGGTGTACCGGAATCCGGTACACGAGCATCGTCGGACCGGCGATACCCCACCGCTTTCGGCAGCCGGTACAGCGTCGCCCGTGTCCCCTTCTTCTCCTCGACGATCTCCAACTCACCGAGCTTCACCGCCGTCCGAATGGCAGCGACGACCACGGACTTCGCCACGTTCATGGCCGCCATGAAGTCCGCGTAACTCAGCCGGACTTCGCAGGCAGGCGTCCGCACCTGGTCCGCGACAGCCAGCAGGGCGACGCGCGGGTTTCCCTTGGAATGGGACTGCGTCCACACCCAGTGCATGGCGTCGAGGGTCACGAGGCCTTCTCTCTACGGCGGTTCTGTGCGGTGGTCTTGCGCCCGGGGCGGGGGTGTTGTCGTCGCCCGCCCCGGGGCCGTGCCGGTGGTGCGTCAGAACGGCGGAACGTCGGAGTGATGGGGCTCTTGCCAGCCGAGCCAGCGGCGGGCGATCCAGCGCGGGATGTAGGTGATGAGCCAGGCGCGGGCCGGGTCCCAGCAGTCGCAGAGGTCGGTCTCGGGCTCCTCGCCAAAGCCGGCGGACTCGTAGCCGCCGTCCCCTGCGCAGTACCAGCAGCCGGGCCGTGGGGTGTCGGCCAGCTCCAGCGCCGGGACGGGCCAGGTCGTGTACCGGATCCGAAGGCGCATCACGCCGCGCCCCCTCGGGCCAGGCCGTTGAGCATCCGGAGCCACCGGTCCGGCGTGCGGTTGCGGAAGAGCACGACCGGGTCTACGACGGCGACCACCACGGCGGCCGGGCAACGCCAGGACAAGTCCGGCTGCAGACAGTCCGGGTCAGGGGCGACGGGCGACTGGGGCAGCACCTGGTACAGGGCGCCGTCGGGGTAGAACGCGGCGTATCCGCGGGCCACCTGGCGGTCGGTGGTGAGGTCTACGACGTCCGTGCGGGTGGTGTGGTCGGGGCCGCAGAGGTCCGCGGCGGTGGCTGACAGCCGGTGCTCGGTGCCGGTGCGGTCCGGCGGCAGCAGCAAGTCACCGACCTTCAGCCCGGGGAATCCCCCGTGGAAGAACGTCACTTCGTGTCCTTTCGTGCGCCGACGGCGGCTTGTGCGGCGCGGTAGGCAGCGGGAGAAGAGCGGCGTTTGCCGGAGGCGACGGCGCGGGCGTCGTGAACGCGGCTGGAGGACTGCGGGCTGGGCGTGGACCATGCGTCGGCCGGCCAGCCGGGGCCCGGCCGCCGTGGTGGCGGCCGGGGCGGTCACTGGCCGCCAGCCTGGATCTCGTTGGTGTGGACGAGGTGGCCGCAGCCGAAGGTGTCCTTGCCGTAGACCACTTCGTTGTCCAGGGGCAGGTGGCCGAGCGCGGCACGCAGGGCGTAGCCGAGCGACGCAGGGTGCCCTTCCATGACCTCCCACGGCTGGCCGAACACACGGTCGTTCCAGTCCTCAACGCGGAGCTCAAACGGGGTGGTGTCCGCGTGGCCGTACAGCGCGGCGGCCGGGGCGACGGTGACGGTCTGGCCGGCGAGTGGATGGGTAGCGGTGTGCTGCATGGTCAGTCCCCCTTGTGGTCGCCGCAGCCGGTGCAGCGGTACGTGCCGCCGGGCTGTGGGGTGTGGACGGTGGTCATGTGGCCGCAGGTGGTGGTGTCGCATCGCAGCCAGCGGGCGCCTGGCGGGGGCGGGCTGAAGCGGGCGTACGGCGGGACGGCGGTGGGCTGGTGGCGTCGAAGGACCGGGCCGAGACGCAGCGCGACCGCGACGGCGACCACGATCCAGAACGCGGCGACCAGCAGAGTCTCGATGCCGCTCATGCGCTGGCTCCGTTCCGTGCGCGGATCCGGGCGATCCGGCGTTTCATCGCGCGCCGGTCGTCCTCGGACATCGCCCCCCACACGCCGGAGTCCTGGCCGGTGTCCAGCGCCCACCGCCCGCAGGCCTGCAGCACCGGGCACCTGCGACAGACGGCCTTGGCCTCCTCGATCTGCACCAGGAACGGGCCGGAGTTCCCGGCTGGGAAGAAAAGCTCCGGATCTTCGTTCCGGCATTCGGCCCGGTGGCGCCAGTCCTGCTCGGTCCGACGGGGCATCTCGAACTTCTTCATGAGGTCACCTCTCCCGGCTCGCGGCCGCTGGCGGAGGTGGGCACGTCCAGGCGCTTCAGGGCGGCGTCGGGGTAGCCCAGGGAGGAGAGCAACTGATCGGCCAGCCGGTCGTTGACGCGCTGCTGCGCGGCGAGGTCGCGGCGGGTGGCCCACAGGGCGCGGGCCAGGCGGTCGATACGGGCCTGGTGGCGGCGCCGGTCCCGGGTCAGCCGGGTCACGGCACGGGCCAGCGCCGCGGCCTGCCTGCTCCGGCGGCTCACGACCGCTCGCCTTCGCCGTTGGCCGACTGGCTGGTGATCTCGGAGGCCGTCACCTTCGGCGCCGGAAACGCCTCAGCGGGCGTCATCTCCCCACGGTCCACCGACTGGTAGATGACCTCCAGGTCAGTGATGTCCTTCTCGTCCCACTGGTCCTGCGGCCGGCCCACCTTGGTTTCCAGCTGCTTCCCGGTGATGCCGACGCGGTCGTACGTCTCGATCGCCTCGGTGACCCGCTCGGCGAGCGTTTGGCCGTTGCCCTTCTTCAGCGTCTCCTCGCAGATGCTGACGGCCTCAGAGACGTACCAGGCGGGCAGCATCGCGAAGATTGCCTCACGTAGCCGGCGGGCGCCCAGGTTCGCGTTGTTCTCGTAGACGTCCCGCAGGTCAGTCAGGCTCTTCTTGCCCTGCCGGGTGTCCCGGATGTGGGGGGCGATGAAGATCTGCGAGGAGCGGCTGTTGCGCTGCAGGTCCCAGGCGTACGCCAGGATCTCCGACTGGCCGAGGGCCGTGTCCCTGGACAGTTCCATCGTGCCGTGCTGGACATTGCCCCAGATCAAGGCCAGTTCGCGGGCGAGGTGGACGGACGGGCCGGTGATGATCTCCTTGCCCTTGGGGTAGCTGAAGAACGCCTTCTCGGCCAGGGCGTACTGCTGGCAGGCGAACCGCATCTCGTCGACCGCGGCGTGGATGTTGCGGGGGTTCTGCTTGGCGATGACGACGGCGGCCTTCACCTCGGCCTCGGCGCGCGACATCTCGATCGCGGTCGCCTGCCCGATGCGGCTGGCGGGCTGCTGTGCGGGCTGGTTCACAGGTACTCCTCGGAGTCACGGATCTCCGCGTACGGAGGAAGGGAGAGGTAGACGACGTCGTCCGCGTAGCCGGGCCAGCGGCCTGCCTCGACACATTCGGCGTAGATCTCGATCGCACGGCGGTTGCGGGCCGCGCCGATGCGCATCGCGGTGGCGTCGAGCTGGACGACGGTGACCAGGTACGGCGGGGTCTTCTCCTGCACGACGAACACGAACTCGGCGTCGTCGCCGCAGAGCGACAGCGCGCGGCAGCCGGCGCGGTACCAGTCGGCCTGCTGGTGGTAGCCGTACTCATGCACGGCTCGGGCGATGGCCGCGGGGTCGGCGCTGCGGGCGGTCTTGTAGTCCGGGATGATCATTCGGCCGGGGCCCGGGTCGGGCCGCCAGTCGAGGAGCGCGCGGCGTATGACGCCCGTCGGACCGTCCCGCCACACGAGCGCCGACTCGGCGGTACCGCTCCCCGACTCGAAAAGCCGGGACGCCACCGGGTGCCGACGGATGGCAGCCGCCATGTCCAGCACCTGCTGGTAATCGTCGCGGAGCAGCGGCACCGCTCCAGCCGCGCGCAGCTCGTCGCGCTCCTCGCGGGCGGCCTTCGTGCGCCAGTCATCGAAGTCCAAAGCCACCAGGTCCGGGCCGACGCCCAGCACCTCCTTGTGGGCGGCGTGTCCAAAGTCGAAGGTGGCCTTTGGCGCGGGCGGGTTGTCCTGCTCCCAGCGGAACAGCGCGGGGCAGGACGGCGGGAGGAGGCGGCGGGCGCCGGAGGAAGAGAGGGAGCCGCCCGGAACCGGGTCGGCGTGGTACTCCTCGGCGGTCAAGTCGTAGATGCCGGGCCCGGTCACCGGGCCGGCGGCCGGGGATCGCTCCCCGGCCAGCGCGGTGTCAGCCACGGCCGTCACCGCCCTCCGTGCACACTGGGCACCGATGGAACGCGTCGGTGGACTCGTGACACCGGTCGACGCAGCCGCGGCAGAACGGCGTCCCGCGGGACTGGGCCCGCCCGTTGAAGCGGGTGTCGGTCGTGTCGAACGGCTGGCGGCACCGGCCGCAGGTCTCTGGGGCGGTCACGTCCCCGCCGTTGGCAGGCTGCTCGTCCTCGTCCCGGCCGGCGCACCAGGGGCATGGGCAGTCGTCCCGGCCGGTGTGCCCGTCACGGCGCTGCTGCCGGGCCAGACCCTCGCGCTCCTCGGCGGTGTGCTCAGCGAGCCGCTGGCGGATCTCTTCCAGTGACCCGTGCCGGGCGGTTGCGCGGAGCAGGGCGACCGTCGATCGGAGCCCCGCCAGTTCACCGGCGAACAGCTCGTCGACGATGGCTCCGTCGGGCTTGATGCGGAACAGGGTGCCGGCGGCGTTCGCGGTCCGGTAGCGGCGCAGTTCCTCGGCATCGGCGTCGTGGGTGGACTGGCTGGCGTACCCGGCACGGCTCAGCGCCTCGGCCAGGTGCTCGGCGACGTACTGCCGCATTTGCGCGTGCTGGAGACTGGACAGCTGGGCGGTCAACTGAAAGGCGTTGATCGCGTCGTACAGCGTCCCCTGCAAGTCGCGGTCGCTCATACCGACACCGCCTTGAGGGCGGGCATCGGGCGGGCCACGTAGTCGCGGTACGCGCCACGGACGGTCGGGCGCCACGTGATCGGCCCGTGGCACCGGTGGTACGGGTCGTGGACCAGGTCGCGGGTGAACGACAGCTTCCGGCAGTCCGGGCATTGCAGCTCGGGGCCGACCTTCTGCCCGTGGTGCCGGTGCTCAACAGCGTCCTGCCGCTGCCACTCGTCCGGCCGCTGGAAATCCAGTTCACCGTCGATGAGGTCGGACGACTTCAGATCCAGATCGGCGTAGTCGTCATCCCAGTAGGCCAGCGCCTCGTCCTCGGACTCGGCGTCCACCCAGATGATGCGGGTGATGGTCTCCACCACCACGACCGGGTAACTCCGCTCGTCCACGCCCCACGTCCGCGGCGGCTTGGAACGCTCCAGCAGGTCCGCCACGTCGAGGTCGGGCTCGACCGGCTCCGGCCGGGACCACTTGGTGCCGAGGTAGTCGTGCTGGCCACTGTGGCCCAGGTCGCGCTGGCACTCCTCGTAAGAGCCCTCGGGGTACGGCTCGCTGCACTTCATCGGGCATCGTCCTTAGGGGTGTAGTAGCGGCGGCCGGGGATTTCGTGGCAGAGCAGGAGTCCGTGGCGCTGGAGGGCGGCGAGGTCGCCGCGGGCGGTGTGGGTGCTGCGGGGGATCGGGTAGCCGGCGGCGTTCCACAGGCGGAGCACGCGGCGTTTCGTCCACTCGCCGCCCTGGCGGCGGATCGCCGCGGCAAGCGCCTGGCGTCGGTCGTGTACAGATGGCTCAGGCATCGGGCGCCTCCTCGGTGAGGTCGAGAGCGGGCGGGCACAGGCCCTCACCGCCCTCAGTCCACGAACGGGCGGACGCCAGGCCCTCGATGAAGCCGGCGAGCACCGCGTGGGACGCCGTCGGGTCGGCTTTCAGCAGCAGCCAGTCCGCCTCAACGTCACAGCCCTGATCGGCCCGGCCTCGGCCGCTGGAGTAGCCGAGCAGATACCCCTGCGGGTCCTCGCCGGCATCCGCCCGCGCAGCCGCCACGTCGAACGAGAGGTCGGAGGGCAGCCTCATCACGCACCCGCCTTCGGGCTGGGCGCGAGCTTCTTGCGCAGACCGTCGGCGGCCGGCTGGGCGAGTTCGCGGGAGGCCTGCGGCGTCAGGGCGTACGGCACCGGGCCAGCGCATGCGCAGTCAGGGGACGCGGGCCACTGACAGGGCGCCGGGTGCGGCTCCGCGTCGGCGTCGTCCTCGTCGTGGGTCAGCACCCACCGTTCCTCGCGGCGGGACCACTCGATGTGCTCGTCACCGGCCGGGTTGGAGATGTGGCCGTCCAGCTCCACGTGGAACCCGATCCCGGCGTCAACAAGGGCGTTGAGGCCGTCGACCGCGCGCTGCCACGGAGATACCTCGGCCTGGTGCTCGGTGGCGAGAAGATCCTCGGTCCGGTCGGCGAGCGCCGAACCGAGTTTCTTCCCGACCGCCAGGATCCGCGTGTTCGCAGCCTCCAGCTCGGCGACCTGGGCCCGCAGCCGCACCACCTCAGCCGCCTGCCCCTCCGCACGGGCCGCCGTCGCCGTAATGCTGGCGGCAACCTCGATCAGGTCCGGCCACTCAGTGCCCGACGACCGGCCGAGCGCGGCCGCGAGATCATCGTGTGCGTCGGCGTACTCCGCCCGAGCCTGAGCGCGCCCCTCACGGGCCCGCTCGATCGCGCGGTTCGCCTCGGGGATCGCGATCCGCAGCCGCTCCAGCTCTGCGGCGGTCTCCGGCGACTGGAGCAGCTGTGCAGACTCAAGGGCGTAAGCAGCCTGGCTGGCGAGGTCGTACGAAGTGCCGTTGACCCATGCTGCGTTGATCACGCGGAGGGCGGCAGCGGCGAGAGGGGAGATCGTCATGACGCCACCTCGACGCCCTCGGAGTCCGCCGAGGCGGTCACGTACCCGACCCGCACGCAACCCGGCACCACAGCGGCCGAGTCGGCGTCGAGGTCGTACATGTCGTGGGCCTGGTTGACGAGTTCGCCTGCCTGGTCCTGCTGCCGCTGCACCCACGAGGCGTCCTCGTGCATGACCCAGGCGCGGAACCCGACGCCGTGCCAGGTACCGGCGGCCCCGGTCTCGAAGGGGTACTTGGTGGTGGTCCGGGTGGTGGTGACGTGCACGCCGATCCAGCGGGCGAAGACGGCGACGTCGGCGGGGGATGCCAAGTGCAGTTCCAGGCCACCGTCGTAGCGGTTGGCGGTGATGGACTGCGGGATGACCGGAGCGCCGGCCACGATCTGCTCCGCGACGCTCAGCGCCACGAGGTACGAGGACCGCGGGTCAGCCGCTCGGTCCGGTTGGGTAGAGTCGATGCTCACGGTGAGCCTCTTTCGTCAGTGGTGAGGCGAGCCGGATGGGGTCGCGCCGGGTGCCACCGGTCGCGGCCCCGACTCGCGTCAGGGATGCGGAAGTTCAGGCGGCGGGCTTCGTCTCGCTGATCGGCCGGACCTCGTACATGGCGGCGATCTCGCGAATGTGCCGGAGAGTGAAGGAAATCCGGCCACCGCCGTTGCTGTGGGGGATCTGCCGGGCGTTCGCCTTGTCACGGAGAGTCCGCGGCTTCATGGGCAGCAGACCCATCTCGTAGACCTCTTCGGGCGTGTAGTGCTTCAGCTCGGCGAGGGGATCGGCGACGGGTTCGGCACCGCCACGGGGGGCGGTGGAGCGCCTCTTTCTCGTGGCCGTTGTGGTCGTCACGTCGTCTCCTTGTGCGTGATGGCGTCAGTCGGCACGCGCATGGCCTGTGCGATTGCCTCCACCCGCTCGTCTGCCGGGTCCCGGATAAAGCCCCGCTCAAGGCGCGAGAGGTAACCCCGATTGAGGCCGGTTCGGTCGGAGAGTGTGCGGAGGCTCAGTTGCTGAGCCTCACGTATCGCCCTTATGGCGCTGCCGTTCGGTGTCACGTTCAGAGACTAAGCATTGGTCTACACGTTCTGCAAGCGGTCCGACCCGTTCAATGCTCAGTTTCTGAGCGTCGCGGGGTGCATGAGGTTCGGGAGTGCGCCCCGGGTGCGCCGAATGCAACCCGTTTGCGCCCCGTACGTTCAGTAATGGCTGATCAAAAGGCTCAGACTGGACTATGGGGTTGCACAGGAATAGGGCATGATGAGTAGCCATGGAGCGAGACTGGACACGGCTCGGCGCGGCACTGAAGGCCGCCCGAGAGGCGCGGGGCCTTCAACAGGCCGCCGTCGCCGAGTCGATCGGCGTCAAGCGCGGCACAATGCGCAACATCGAAAACGGCGACATCTCCCGCGTCACCCCCACCGTTCGCGCCTACGCCCGCACTGTCGGCTGGGACGACGGATCTGTGGATGCGGTCTTGGCCGGCGGGTCGCCGACCGACGCGTTGACACCTCACGACCCGGAAGCGCGCGACGCTATCGCCGCCGAGAACATCGCCGTGGCGGTCGCGGAGGAACTGCCGCTGAGGATCCAGGCCGCGTTGCGCGAAGGGCCGCTGATCGACACCGCGGTGATCAACCTGCCTAGCGACGATGACGGCCCGGAAGGGCAGATGGTGGTCATCGTGAAGGGGCGCAACGGCGCGACCCCCGAGCAGCTGAAGCGCGCGTTGCTGCGGTGGGAAGAGGCCGAAGTCAAACTCAGGCGCACGGACAGCACCAACACGACCGATCAGGACTGAAAAGTTGCGCCGCCCCCTCCACTTGCGCACGTTCCGTGTGGTTGCATGGTCAACCAGTGACGAAGGTGCCGCCGCCTCGGTTTAAGGAGTGGGGGACCGGTGCGGGTAGAAGTTCGATGCGTCAAGAGCATGCCCCTCGACGTCTGCGCGTGGCTCGTCCAGCGGGGCGGGGTGTGGGTGCTGTACATCGCCGAGCAGGCCCTTACGTGGCTCGACGGGAAGATCCCGGGAGCTAGTTGCGCCATCGTGCCCAACTGGCATGCTGCACCCGGCAGTAGGTGGTAGAGGGGTGGGGCATGGCTTACGCGGAGAAGCGCGTCAGCACGGCCAAGGGCAGCAAGGGCAAAGTCTCCTGGCGGGCCCGGTACAAGAAGCCAGATGGCACATGGGGTAGCGAGCCGGGCTTCCCCACCAAGAAGACAGCTGAGAACTGGGGTGACGAGCAAGAGGCCGCCATGCGCTCCGGCCGGTGGCTCGACCCCGACCTGATGCGGACCCCATTCGGCGTGTTCGCCAGGAAATGGATGGCGTCCCAGTCTCCGCGCGGGCGCACAGTGATGAACCGGTGGGAGCGGCTGGACACCCACATCCTGCCGAAGTGGGAACACACGCCGCTGATCGCGTTCAACTGGTTCGATGTCGACGCTTGGGCGAGAAGCCTTGCGTGCGCGGAGTCGACCGTCAAAGACTGCACCGGCTTGCTGTCGCTGATTCTGACCGGCGCCGTGGACGCAAAATACCTATCGGTGAATCCGCTGTACGGGCGGCGCAGCAGCACGAACACGAGTGCTGCCACCGTGCCCGATCAGCCAACGGCGGGCGAGGTACAGCAGTGGGCGCCCCCGGAGGCCGTACTGCAAGTCGCCCGACGGCTAGGGCCGGTGAACGGGCTGCTTCCACTCACCACAGCCTTCCTCGGCCCCCGATGGGGCGAGGGGATCGGCTTGCACCGAGCCAAAACCCTGCTTCAACGTCGCGAGCCGTATAACGGAGGGTGGTTCGAGTGCCCCATTCTGCGGATCGACGTCGAAGTTGCCGAGTACGTAGGCCGGGGTGCGGACGGGAGCAAGCAGGGGGTCGTCCGCCGGCTCGAACCCCCCAAGAACAAATGGTCCGTGCGAGACATCGACGTACCGCCGTTCCTGGCTGATCTGCTGGCGCGCCACCTTGCCACGTGGCCACACCCTTACGTGTTCATGACGCCGTCTGGCACGTGGTGGTGGCGGAACGCATGGTGGGAGCTGATGCGTCCGGCCGCCGACGGCCGGCCTGCCCGACCGAAGGCACGGGGGCGAGCAGTGAAGGAGGCATGGGATCCGATCATGCACGGTATGACCATGCGCCGCCTCCGGCACACGCACGACACCTACCAGGCCCAGATCGGCGTTCACCCCGTGCTTGCCTTCGAGCAGGCCGGCCACCGCTATCCTGGCATCAAGGGCACGTACCAGCACCCCACGCCGAAGATGCGCCAGCAACGTCTTGACGGCCTGCAAGAAGTCTTCGAGCAGGCAATGCGTAATCTCGGCTGGCGCGCCCTTTGGGAGTCGGAAGACTCGGCGAAGTTCGCCTCACAAAGTTGA